TTATTGCGAAAAACCGACAAGGCGGTTGTACTCTTGGTTGGCTTCCTTGAAGAGGGGGTCGTTGGGGTCCTGAATTGCTCGGAAGTAGCGGTGCGCCGGATCGGTCAGCATTCGTTGTGCCTCCTTCTGCGGGTCTTCCGGCTGCGCTTCCTTCCCGGAAACGAAGGAGTCTTCCCCTACTGATTTCATCAAGGCGTAGAGAAGGCGGTAGCCCTTGGGCGACTGAAGGGGCGCCAGGTCCTCCGTGGTGAGGCCGGACTTTTGTTTGAGCTTGCCCGCAAATTCCTTCACCGATTTCATGTTGGAGTTGAAATTTTTGCCCCAGTCTTCCCGGAGTTCTTTCGTGGTGGCAGCAATGTTGGCCTGTTCCGCCTCCTGCATGGATTTGATGACGCCGGAAACGAATTTCCCCGCCGCCTTGCCTTCCAGACCGGAAGCCTTGGCGTGTTCCTTGAGGGTAGCCTTGAAGTCGTCCGTTACGTCCAGATCATCTGGTAATTCGAGTTCATAGGGCTTTTCCGGCTCCTTGCTGTCCTCCGTATCGCCTGGTTCAGTTTCGTCCCCGGGTTGCTCTTTTCCGTCCGGAGGTGGAGCATCCAGGGAGAAGTCAACCTCGCCGGATTCCGGAGTGGCCTCCCCCGGATTGTCCGGATTGGGCGGAGCCTGTTCTTCTCCGGGAGCGGGCGGCTGGGCCGGAGGCGTGTCTTCCGGCTGCTGGGTGGCGGGAGGTCCGCCCCCTTCCGGCGTTTCTTCGGCGGCGGCGCGGCAGATGCGTAGGAATGGATTGAATAATGTAGTGTTCATGTTTGTTGTTGTTATTTTTGTTGGTTGGAAGTGGTGGTCAGGCAGCCAAAGGCTGGTATTGGAACAAGGTATCGGTTTCCAGGGACATCAAGCCGGGACGGGCACGTTCCACAAGAATTCCTTTCCCATCCTGCTGCAAGGCGGTCAGAAAGGGGCGTTCTTCCCTGCGGTAGGCAACCAGGCAGGAAGGGGCGTTGGCCTCTTTCCCCTCCACCGTCCAGAAACGAAGCCTGCCGTGGAAGAAGAAGACGTATTCCGCACGGTTCCAGACGGAGCGGGCGAATCCGCGCGTCTCCGTCCGGGCAAAGACGAGTGCCATGCCGCCCCCGTCATGGGCGGCGAGCCTGTCCATCCAGCGGAAGGTTTCCCTGCCGTAGGGAGGATTCAGCCAGATGCGGCCCTTCCAGGGCCGGGAAAGGCCGTCATCCAGAACGGTGTAGTGGCGGGAGGCGGTGGGCCAGGGCCTGTTGACAGGCGCGCAGGGATCAAGGTCGAAGGAACCGAGCCTGGAGAGAAGCCAGGGAGGGGTCAGCCATTCGTCTTTGTTGATGGTGTTGGTGTTGAAGTTCAGCATAGGATTGGAGTTGGGGTTAGGGTTGGATGAGATGTGTTTCCAATTCAAGACGGATAGATTCCTTTCTTTGAAAGGCGGCAGAGGAGAAGGAAGGATCGGCCTCAATGCCGATAAAAGGTCTGTTTTCAAGCATGGCGGCGATCAGGAAGGAACCGGAGCCGCAGCAGTTGTCGAGAACAACGGTGTTGGGATTGGAGTATTGGCGGATGAGGTAACGTCCCAGCTCTATAGGTTTCTGGGTAGGATGAATGGGGGATTTATCCCAGACGGAGGCAGGAACCTGGATGACATCAACTGGATGACGCCTTCCGTCATTATGGTGGATGAGGGGAATTCCCCTCGTGACTTCATGTCTGCCATAGTTGAACGAAGGAAAAATCCCGATGTGTCTGTCTGTGTAAGGAGCATGTCCGAAGGTGTATTGGGGATAATAGGGGGCGCCTGTCCCCATACGGAAAACGAGAATGTCTTCATGCTGTTTAAGCGGCATCCTGTTGGCGTTGAGAAAACTACGGGGCCTGCTCTTAACCCAGACAAGCTTGTGGGAGAATTGTTTGCGATTGGAAGCCATGAGATCGGCAATGAAGAGTCCCTGGGCAAAAAGAATAACGTAGCCGGAAGGGCATACGATACGGCGGTATTCATCCCAGAGAACATCCAGAGCAAGAGGCTTATCCCATGAATTGTGCGTGATGCCATACGGCAGGTCGCACAGGACAAGGCCGATGCTTTTTTCCGGAATGTCCTTCATAAGTTCCAGACAATCGCCTGTATAAATGGTGTTCTGTTTCATGGCGGGAAGAATGTCAGGAGGAGGTATGTTATGACTGGAGTGCCCGCAAGGCGTCTTCTTCTTCCTGGCGGAGTTCACAGTCGGCGGTTACTTCCAGGATTCGGCGGCCCAGCCAGCACATGACGGGGACGGCCATGGAGTTGCCCACCGCCTTGTAGCGGTGGGAGTCGGCATAGGGCTTGCCGGGGGATTTTTCTATGGCGGTCCAGCCGTCCGGGAAACCTTGCAGGCGTTCGCACTCCACGGGGATGAGCCTGCGGACGGCTCCTGTCCAGGAGACGGCGGGAGGCGATGAGGTGGCAAGGGTGTAGGAGAGGTTTTCCGAAATTCCCAAGCCATTCTGGGAAAGGCGGCGACCGTCCGCCATTTCCCCCTGGATGGCATAGCAGACGCCGGGCGTGTGACCCTGTGCCGTAAGGGTGCAGGACGGATCTCCGTCATCCCCCAGGCCGTGCCCCGCATTGGGGGCGGAATCCCTGCGGCAGAGGGAACGCATGTCGATAGGCATGCACCAGCAGGACTGGACGGTGTTGGACGATTGAGAAAGGAAGGTTTCCGGGGCTTCGGACTGGAGAACGAGCGGGGTGTTGCCCCCTCCCGTTCCCCACTGGGCCGTACAGGCCGGACTTACCTCACGGGGACCGGTAACGCGGGAATCCTGCGGATGGTTTTCATAAAGGCCAAAGCAAATCGTGGAAAGGACGCTTTTGTCCCCCGTTTGGACGTAGCCGGGGAGAGACTGGATGACAAGGTTCTGGCATTCGTCTCCGGACGGTCCTCCGGTGCCCTTGGCCCATTTGGATGTAACGGTCGGGGAGATGCCGGGGACGAGGTTGGCTCCGCGCTGGGCGAAGAGTTCCTGGTCGCTCATGCCGATGCCGGTGGCGATGGCTCCGAGGGTGGGATGGGGGCCGCCGTCCCAATGCGAGCCTTCAGGGCGCGTTCGAGAGCCGGAGGAAGCTTTTTGCCGCGCTTTGCGGCGCGCCTCAAGATGCCTTGGCAGGCGGTCTCCGAGAGGAAGTAGCGCGTCGGCAGCGGCCCAGTTTCCAGCACCTCTTGAAGCAAGGACAAAGACACGTCTGCGGCGTTGGGGTACTCCGTGCCATTGGGCGTCCATGATCCTCCATGCCACGGTTCGCCTGGGTCCGGCCACCACGCCGCAAGGCTGGTGTTTCCGTCCTGCTGCCGGTTGGACGGGGGAACCAAAGCCACATAGTTTTCCCAACAGGCATCCGAACGCATTATCCACTGAACTAAGGATGCCGGGTACGTTTTCCCAGAGTACCCAGGCTGGATCGAAGTGATCGGCCATTTGGCAGAAAGTGAGGCATAAGTTGCCGCGTTCGTCGGAGAGGCCGCCGCGTTTGCCCGCGACGGAGAAGGACTGGCAGGGCGTTCCTCCGGCCAGAATGTCGATTGCTGGGATGTTCCAGGTTGCATATTGAGTCATGTCGCCCATGTTGGGTACGTCCGGATAGTGCCGGGCCAGCACAGCGGAAGGGAAAGGTTCAATTTCAGAAAAAGCGACCGGCTGGAAGCCGAAGGGCTCCCAGGCGACACTGGCGGCTTCAATGCCGGAGCAGACGGAGAGGTAGGAGAGCTTTTTCCCGGTTCGGGGAAAAGGGGGACCGCTCCCCCATCGTGGCGGTTGTTCAGGCGTCTTCATCGTTTTGTTTCGCGGCTTGGAGGCCCAGGGCGATTTCACGCCGCAGCCAAAGGACGACTTCCCTCTGTCCGTCCCGGATGGCGGCGAGGATGGGATCGGGCTTGAGCGTTTGGCCGGTCATGGGATCGCGGGTCTGGTAGCATGGAAGCTCCGTTTGGAACTCCTCCTCCATGTAGGCGAGGGTTTCCGGCGTAATCTGGCGGGCCAGGTGGGAACGGCGGCGTTCTACATAGCGTTTGTAGGCCAGCTCCTGTTCGGTTGTTATGTATTGTTCTATGGGTTGCATAAGAAAATGGAATGGCGTGCGTGCCGGTGCGTCAGGCGGGAGTCAGGTCTTTCTGGGCTCCGGCAAGATTCCGTGCGCCCTCTGCGGCAGCCAGCTTGCGCTGCATCTCGGCGTCTCGCTCCTTCTGCTTGTCGAGCTCGGAAAGTTCCCGGGCGGTGCGGCGGCAACTGGTGGGAGCCCCGGTGCGTTCGTAGAGGAATTGGGCGAATTTGCGCGGATTGACGTATTCGATCATCGAGGTGTCCTTGGTTGCCTGGGTATAAGCCATGGCAACCTGCATGAAGTATTCGAGTCCCTGCTGCTGGGCGTTGGCGATGGCTTGGGAGATGCGTCCGAGGTACTGGACGTTGGGGATTTCAATTTCATAGTTTTCACTCCCTCCCATGTCCGGCACGATGAGTTCCGCGGGCACGTCGTCCTTGGGGAATTTGCCCTGCCTGAACAGGATGGAGAAGATGCGGTGCATGAGAACATTGCAATCGCTGATAAAGAGGGTCAGGGAGGGGGAGAAGGAGAGGACGCGCTCTTCTTGGCGGGCGTTGATTTCGGTTGCCGTCATCTGCCGATCCACGTTGGCTAGAGGCATCAGCATGTCCACAAAGAAGGCCTCCCGGATTTTTTCCTCCTTGTCGGCAATGCGGTCTTTGCCGACATCGTAACGGCCCGAAGTAGCCCATTCGCGGGGGAGTTTTTCACGGGCCGCCTGCGCCTTGACGGTGGTGACGCCCCCTGCCCGCAAGTCTACTTCCCCGACCTGTTCGGCCAGTTGAATAATCCGCGGGAAAGCGGCCACTTCCGCCAGTACGTCCATGACGCGTTCCAGCTTGAGGGTAGCGGTGATTTCCTCCATGACATCCAGGCCGGGAGCGTAGCCGTAGGGGCCGTCGCCATAGCGCAAAAAACGAGTAACAAGAAAAGGAAATTCGTTGTAGCCCTCCTCCCGGATGACTTGTTTTTCCACTCCCCAGGCGAGGTAGACGGAGGCCCATTTCATGCGCTTGGCATTCACGAGATCATGCCCGAAGTCGCAGTTCTGCCGGGGGAAGACCAGGTGGAGGAATTCATGCCGCATGGTGAAGCGCTTCCGGGGGTCGTCAAAGTCCTTGCGGACGCTTTCCGGGAGTTTTTTGTAGCCGAACTTTTCCGCCGCCTGGTGGGGCGTCAGCTTGAACTGGCGCACGAGCGTGTTGACCTGGCCGTTTTCCCCCTCCGCGATGGCATACGTGCCGGAGGGGATATGCCGGAAGTTCAACCGGCCATCCGGCAAAGTATCACAGAAGAGGCACCCGGTTCCCGTCAGGCAGCGGTCTAAAAATGTTTCATGGATTTCCGTGTAGAAGTTGGAGCGTCCCAGCTCCGCAAACATGATTTCCGTGGATTCCGCAAACCATTCGTCCACGCGTGAGGATTTCTCCTTGCCGCGAAGCCCGCTCTGAAGGGAGAACCAGCGCTGGTTGGACGGAGTAATGTACATGATGTGCGCACCCGTCAGGATGCGCAGGGATTTGATAGCGACAGTAGAATGCAGCCGCTTGGCGGTGGGGGACGGTCGTTCCTCACGGTCCGCCCCGGCCTGTGTGCGGGGCATGATGTGCTTGCGCAGCCAGTCCCAGTCTCCGCTGTACCCCCTCATGTCTCCAAGGAGGGCTTCTGCGGTGTCGATGTAGCGGGCGGCAAGGCGTGTGTTGGGACGGACCATGAGGATGCAGGGTATGCTTGGTGGTATATCAGCCCAGCGTCTTGCGCCCTCCCATCAGGGAGGACGCGGCGGAGGGATTGACGGTGCGGTTCAGCGAGAAGCGGCGTTTAGCCGCCACGTTGACGGCCTGCTCGCTTTGTTCCCGGGTGTCCTGCGTTTGCTGGGCGGCTATATCCGCAGCCTGGACGGTGGGTTGTTTTTCCATGGCCGAGGCCATGGCTGCCGCCGCCTGCTTTTGTTCCTTAGCCGCCTTTTTTTGTTGGTAGAAAGACGAACCGATGGAGGCGAGAGTGCCAGCGATGAGAGCTCCGGTAGCCATGGCGGGTGTCGGTGGGAATATGGTTAGCGGAGAAGACCGGCAGCGAAGCTCGCGGCGGCGTCCAGGCGGTTGATCCAGCCTTTGCCGAAGGCGCCCCATTGCTTGCAGGAACGGTAGTGCTGTTCACGGAACCGGTGGAGGAGCATCAGCATGACGGCTTCCCCATTGGCGGTGAGAGCCGCCTGGAACGCGGAGCGCGTGGCGGGGCCCGCGATGCCGTCTTCCTTTAATGAGCCGTTGCGGGCGTTGACGGCCCGCTGGACGGCAAGCGAGGCAGATTTGATCCCCGCATTGAAGAAGAAGTCGCGCAGGAAGAATTCCACGGCGGGGCAGTCCTGCGCCCCGAGCCAGGTGCGGACGGCCTGCGTGTTGTCCAGTACGTACTGGAGGGAGGCTTCCCAGGCTTCTTCCTTTTTCCCGGCGTCAAGCAAGGACTTGAGATGGCGGAATACGGCGGGTTCGATGCCGTCGCAGATGCCGCAGATCTCCCAGTCGCCGCCCTTGTCGGCGGCGGGGAGGCGGGTGACGCGCAGCGAGTCCGGCCCGGTGGCGCGGTTGTCCTCCAGATAGAGGATCTGGGCGGCGATTTTTTGTTCTGTCGAGGTCATGGTTATTTGGCTGCTTGTTTGAGTGAGGAGATTTCCGCCTTGAGTTCTGTGAGCACGCGGACGGTTTCCACCTGGGCGCGGGTTTGCTCGGTCATGTACTGGCGCATGTCGTGGTAGAGGACGCCCATGCTCACGAGCATCACGGCAATAAGAACAGCGAACACGCCGTCCTTGGTCGCAAAGACGACTTTGAGGGTGTTGACGAGGCGGATAATCCAATCGTAGGGCTGGCACATATCGCGGCGGTTATTTGGGTTCGGAGGTTATTATTTCTGCTGGCGGATGACGGCAGTTTCTTCCTCCCGGGGGGAAGCCTTTTCCGGCGCGGGCCTGAAGATGACGTGGCCGTCCTTGACGATCAGGCAGGTTCCGTCTTTGCAAATGGCGGCTCCTTCTTGGGAAATATCCACCGTGTGACCGCAGGAAGTAAGCCCGAGGGAGGCCAGCCAGCTCAAGGCGGCCAGGACGGCGGCGCTGACAAGGCCCCAGAGGATTTTTTTCCCTGTAGAGGAGGATTCTTTTATTTTCCTTTTGGCGTAAGCCAGAAGGTCGCCCAAGGCGTGCTGCCCGAGCGTGGGCAGGATATTGCCCGCAACCTTGCGCCATGCCTGTTTTTCTTCTTCAGGCAAGGCGTCCCAGTCCGGCGGAATGCCGGGATTGAGTTCGTTGTGGTGCTGGCTGTAAATCGCGTGGGCGATTTCTTCCGTGTGGTGGTTGCATGTATTGGTTGCATTATTCATGGTTTTGTTTTTGGTTTGGGTTAATCAGGAGAAGGGGAAAGGGAGAGGTCAGGCCGTTTGCGTCTGGTCCGGGTTGAGGAGGGCCAGAAGGGCATCCTTGTTTGCGAGGAGCTGCTTGAGGGACGCGTGTTCTTCTGAATAGAGGTGGAGGTCCATGTTGTATTTATGGTCGGCGAAATTCTGTGAGCTGATCGTGTCGTCCCATTTGTTGCGGTCTCCCCGGTTGACGTGAATGTAGTTATCCTCAAAATGGGATTGCAGCATGCCCAGAGAGGCCTGGAGCAATCCCCCCGTGATGCCGGTGCGGCCCTTCATGGGAGTCACCAGAGTGTGATCCTCGTTGATGTCCAGCATGGTGGAAGGGGCCACCAGCACGTACTGGCCGGGAACGGTGATGGAGAGCAGCGGGATGAGGGAACCGTCCCCCGCTACGGCGGAAACCGTGCAGGGCCGGGAAGCGGTAATGGCGTAGGAGTGGCCGGTAAGCGTCGCAATTTTCATGGTCAAAGACAGGTGGAGATGGGATCAGGAACCGGAGAATTTGCCGGAGACGAGGCGCTCAACCAGCTTCCGCACATCCGCCATGGCGGTTTTGCCCTGGTGTATGCCGTTACAGACGTTGATGACTTGGAAGCCTGTATAGAGAGGGGCGATGTCCAGGCCGCGCGACCAGTTGTAGATGATGAGTTGGCCGTGGGGGCCGTTGTCGCCGGGAGTGTCCGGACTGTTGAGCCAGATGGGGATGGGCAGGAAGCTTCCGTCCCCGGAAAGGGATTGGGCAAGCCTGCGGGCGCGGTAGCCGAGGTAGATGTCTTCCTGAGACCGGTCCCCGACGGGGCAACGAGTGAAGAGGTCGATGAGGGCGTCTATGAGGACGGCCTTGAGCCCATAGCACATGCCGTAAATGCACCCCCGGTCATCCGCGCCGGTGACGAGGGCGGAGCTGTCCTTCACGAATTGTTCCAGCCAGGTGGTGCCGAGGAGCAATGTGTCGCAGTCCAGCTTGACGGCAATATCCTTTTTGCGGCGCATGGAGCGTTTGAATTCGGAAAGAATCCCCATGATGCAGTCCTGGCCGTTGAGGTTGCCTCTGCGTTTAAAGGTGGAGGTGCGGTAGGTTGCACCCATGGCCTTGAGTTCCGAGACGGCTGCTTCCGGACACGGATTGCTGGCATCGTCAACGACAACGATGGAAATATCCCTGCCAAGGACATAAGGGGAATGGGCAAGGGTTTCCAGGGTGGCACGGCACGTCCAGGTCAGCAGGTCGGCGTGGCCGCGGTAAGTGAAATAATGCAGGTAAATCATGGCGCGTCAGTGGCTGGGTGAAGAAGATTATGGGAGAAGCCTTCCGGCATTTCCGAGGGTATTTCCGAGGGTATTTCCGAGGGTATTTCCGAGGGTATTTCCGAGGGTATTTCCGTAGGTACTTCCGTAGGTACTTCCGTAGGTATTTCCGTAGGTATTTCGGTGGGGCCTTCCGTAGGAGGATCGGTAGGACCTTCCGTAGGCGGTTCCGTGGGAGGGTCGTCCGGAAGAAGGGTAGTGGCGTTGTGTACTTCCTCCGGTTTCTGGATTGAGGTGTAGCGCAGGGAGCCGTTTATCCATCCGGCCTTGCCCTCAACCAGGCCGGAGCCCATCCATGCCGCCTCACCCGGGATGTGCTCATACAAGAAGCTCATCTGAAGGACGCAGGCGAAGATGCCCTCTTGCGGGGAGCCCTGGTAGCCAAGCCAGGATGTCCCCGTTAGGGAGAGGTAAGGGATGGACTCGTTGTGCCACGCCATGCCCATCACGTTTTTGACGCGGCCTGTTTGGACGGCCTGCGAGTCAAGCAAGCCGAGAGTCGTGGCAGCCCTGGAAGCAAAAAGAACGAGTTCCACTTTGTACCATCCGGGAGGCAGGCTCTCCGACCTGTGCCAGTCCGTAAGCAGAAAAAGACTGTTCTGGTGAACGCTGGGCCCGGCAGAAGATGTGCTTCCGGAGGGTTGAAGATCCGTCCAGGCGGGACCGCTGGCGGTAAGGTGGAGAACCTGTCCGATTTGGCCGGTGGCCGGACGCGCGAGAGCAGCCGCGCTTGTGTAGCTCTCAATCTGGCGCTTGCTGGGCGCGGCGGCGGCAGGGATGGAAGACCACGGGATAGAGGAGTTGCCGTAAGTCAGCCAGTTTCCGTAGTTGATGCAGACAGGGGCGTCAAAGGTGGTGGCGTTGGAAACGGTGCCCCCATTCCATGTTCCGGTGCCGAGGGAGGAAAGCCTCCCCTCGACATAGGAAACAACCTGCTGGCCGGAGACGAGACCCGGCTCTGAAGCGGTGATGCCGGAGGCGAGTTGCAGCAGGGGGATGTCTCCCAGTTTGAGTTCACGGATCATGGAAGGGGGGAAAGGGAGTATCGTTAGTCGGTAATGGCGTAGAGGGTGTGAATGTCCTTTGCCGCCAGGGCGTTATAGGCGCTCTGAGTGATGGAGGTGATTTTGGCGTAGATGCCCTCGGCATGGGTGGCAGCCTCCGAAACGGCTTCCTCCTTCGCCGTGGCGATGGAGTCCGTCACGTCGGAAGATTTGGCGTAGGGTTCAAGCTGGCCCTTCACCCACGACTCGGTGGCGTAGCCGTCCAGGGAAACTCCTGTGTCCCCTACCTTGATCCACTCTCCGTTCAGGTAGACGTATTGCTCCCGGAGATGGGAGTCTCCCGCACCGGCAGGGGGAACCAGATAGATGACATCCGGTACGCCTTCGGCGGGAAGTGTTTCCACCGGCGTAATGCGGATATGGGATTTTGCCGCGATTTGTTGCGTTACCCAGTCCTGCGTGGCATAAGAGGCAAGGGTGGTTGTGAGAGTGCTTGACTGGACGTATGAAGCCAGCGCCGAAGCGTCGAGCTTGGCGTTCCAGGAAGAACGTTCCCCGTCAGTCACATGGATGGAACCGTTGTCCGCGTGAGCCGTGAGGCTGCTTGCCAGGGCAAAGGCCGTCAGGTCCACGAGGAGGGTGGAGCCCAAATAGAGTTTTGTTGTTGTTGAAGCCATGGTGTTATATGGTTTTGGTTAGCGGTTACGGGTAGTTGGAAGGGGATGAGGCCGCCCGGAGGACATAAAGTGTCTGGGGGCGTTTGCGGGTGGAGCCGAATACGGACTCATCAAGAACGGCCACCTGCGCGTAATCCGCCAGGTTGGCTTCCCTGGATAGGGTGATGGTTCCCGATGGAAGGTAATTCCAGGCGACGCTGCCGGAATCATCCAGACAGCCGATACCTTCTGTGGCGGGGATGGCGCACACGCGGGCAAGAAGCTTGCCGTCCGTCCCGTCCACGGAAAACTCCCGGCTCTCCTTCCCCTCCTCCCGGTGGGTGGTGGCAACGAGGCGGTCTCCGGCACGGAGCGGCACTCCTTCTTCAAATTCCCAGGTGTTGAGGGCGTCGTTTTGCTGGATGACGGAGTTAAGGGAAACGGCCAGCCACACCGGGACCGCCCCCGGAACGGCGCGCCAGAGCTTCATCCACACTGGATTCTTGTGGAATTCGTAGCCCGTGCGGCCTTCAATGGCTATGGAGCGGAGAATGCCCGCTTCTTCCACGGCGAACGCGAAGCCGCAGGAGTTGAGGTTGTCCCTGGGGCCGTCCGGAGCCAGGGAAAGTTCGATGGATTCCTGGCCGATGGCGCCCCCGGAGGGAACCTTGCGGGAAAACATCCCCACGGGGGCGGACTTAAAAGACCGGGTGACAAGGGCGGAATCGTCGTCGATGTACAGGGCTGTGGTAGGAGCCACAACGAGATACTGGCCGGGGTCCTCAATGGTAATCAAAAGAAGGGGAGAGGATTTGGGCATGACGGCACAGACCGTACAGGGGGAGGTGACCGTAACGGCATAGGTTTCTCCGGGGATGGTGGCTATTTGCATGGCAGAGGTCATCAAAAGTGAGGAGTTAATCGTAGAGGGAGAGGGGAATAAGTTTCAGGCTTCCGGGACGATCTGGATGATGCGGGCAGTGAGGGAACAGGAAGCGGCAGGATAGATAAAGTACCCGCCCCAGCCTCCGCGCGGCTGGTGGGGGTAGACCTCCAGCCGGGCCTGCGTGTCCCCGGCGACGGAGCCGACCCAGCCGTAGTTCCAGTCATAGCTGCCCCGGCAGTGGCCGTTTTGCTGCTGATGGCGGTCCAGAAGGACTTGCCCGGAGGGGAGGCTCACGATCACGATGCGCACTCCCGTGGAAACGCGCTTCTGGCCCTTGCCGAAGTACCCCCGGACTTCCGTGCCGGAAGGGCATGCCGGATAGACGCGGCTGACCGGCTGGTCGAACTCCTGCGTGCCGCCAATCGAAAAACTTTTCAGCGAAGGCAGTTTGATCTGGAGGGATGCGCTGTCCCCCAGACGGACGTTCTGGAGCAGAGGGCCTTCGTTGTATGCGAATTCGAACAGTCCCGCTCCTCGGTAGGAGGCAAGCGGGTAGCTCCCCCATGTGCTGCCGACCATGTAGGTGCGGTCCGCCGTCATTTTAATGTAGCGGGAAGTAGAAGCGTAGACGGAGACGGCCTCGATGGCCTGCTCCCAGAAGGAGCCGTCCGGCGTGCCCGACCATGCTGAGATGTCCAGCCTGATCTGGCTGATGCGTGCCGCGTTGTCCGGATAGATTTTCACGTCGCCCCGGTAGATGGCCTTTACCTTGTTCTCGCCCAGGCGGGCGTCATAGACCTGCCTGGCGGTGATGGAGTGATAGGAAATTTTCATGCGGGATCAGTAAATGATGTAAAGGGTTTTGGAACTCCGGGAGGGGAGGGCTTCGTATTGTTCCTGGGTGACAGGGAGGAGGTCGTCTATGCCCATGCGGGGCTGATAGCCGCCCAGCAGTTCCTTGACGCGGATTTCCGAAACAAAGCCCTTGCCCTGCAAATCGGACTGGGAGACGAAGTTCTTCCCTCTGATCCAGGCGGCGGTGGCGGCGGAACTGGCCGGGCGGGGGCTGGCTTCGTGGAAGGTTTCCGTATCCAGTTGAATGTCGAGCGTGCCATCCTTGGCAATGGAGAGCGTCGTTCCTACCTTGATGCCTCCCAGCGTGCCGGGCGCGGCGGGAAGCAGGGAGAGGACTCCTTTACCGGACATGGTGAAGGAGGGGCCGGGCTTGACGGAGCCGCCCTTGTCCGGGGTGGCGTAGGAGTCATGGAAAACGATGTCTCCGTACCGATGGACGGCCAGGCGGCAGCGGGTGTCCGTCAACCCCTCGATGGTTGAGGTGTATTCTTCCGATTCCAGGCCCGTGCCATAATCCAGCGACAGATAGCGGCCCGTGGCAAAGTCCAGTCCGTTTTCAGCATTGGCTCCAGAGGTATAACGTAGAAATCCCCTGCGGTGGAGGTTGATGGTCAGGGTGCCGTAGAGGGCGGCGGAATTGAGGCGCGTGTCATCCGAAGCAATGGGAAGGGAGACGATGTAGGGCCGTTCATGCGGGATGACGGGAAACTGGGTGCCCGTGGCGACGACTCCGTAAGAGCGGTTTCCCGCGATGGGGACCATGGCGAGATTGTTCTTGTTCGTCTGGACCTGGGCTCCGCGTTCGACTGATTTGGAGTTGTTGATCTTGATGGTTCCCGCCTGGTTGATTGTGGCCTCCGGCACGATGAGCTGGCCGCTGGCATTGACTCCCACCAGGCCGGGGGAGATCAGGGAAGGCTTGGAGGAGGAGAGCTTGACTGTTCCGGGAACGTCCGTCCGGGCTTCACGCACCAGAAGCTGCCCGGCCTCATTGACGCCGACAATGCCGCCGTTCGTCAGGATGGTGCCCGTACTGAGACGGACCGTGCCGTGGGCGCGGACGGTAGCCTGCTGGAGGGTGGATTCTCTGATGGGCGTCCAGGCGGAGTCCCCGTCCGGGAAGTCCACCCAGGCGTACACGTCGTAATTGCCGTCTGGGCTGGGGATGTAGTAGAAGACGCCGCGTTCTCCTTCCTCCGGCAGTTCCTCCGCGGAAGAAATATAAATGCGGCGGATGAAGTCGGCGTCCATGCCGTCCGTCCCTTCCGCCTGGACCTGCGTGTCCTCCTCCCCGATCCACCAGTGACCGTTGGCGCCGATATGCGGGGTGAGGCCATCCCGGCCCTCTGCCCGGATGCCGGTGTCCTGGCCGGAAATCCACCAGTGGCCGTTTTCCCCGATGACGGGGGTGTCTCCCTTTTCCCCTTGCAGGATGCCGCTTTCAAGGATGTCCTGCGCTTTTTGGGCGGCCTGGTGGGCGCTTTCCACTTCAGCGTGGATGCCTTCCATGAGGCCGTCCACCTGGCCGAGCCGGTCCATGGCTTCCTGGGTGGTTTCCATGAGGCCGTCCAGTTTCCGGTCCGCTTCCTTCAGGTTGTCGGCGGTTTCCTTCGTCTTCTCCCAGGCATTCCAGGCGGAAGCGGCGGCAGTCTGGGCCAGCGAGGAGGAGAGCCATTCAAGCTTGAGGGCGCGGGCCGTGTCTCCGGGGAGGCGGACGGAGAGCGTCCGGTCCGCCGTGGGACGTGCATCCAGAACAGTTTTGGCATCCAGCGAACCGATCACGCCGATACAGCCCGATAGCATGCGCTCCCGCAGCCCCTCGTCCGATACGCAAAAAACTTCATACGGCCAGCGGCCTTCCGGGAGGCCCGAACAGCCGACGACAAGGAGGTGGGACTCTTCACCCTTGGCGATGTCCAGCTCCAGTTCGCGCCCGTTTTCCCCCACGAAGATGCGCCCGGAGAAGGTAACGCCGTCCAGCGGTATCGGTTCCCCGGTCCAGGCATCAAAAAACTTCCATGTCATCGAATACGGGATGTTTTCGATAACGGCGAAGTTCTCCGTGGTTCCCAAAAAGTTGAGCATGGCCGCATGCTAAAACCATCCGGAAAAAACGGGGAGGGCTTGTGGAATGAAGGGGAAGTATCAGGTTATGAGCAGGGGGCGCAAAAGAAGAAGGGGTTGCCTCTTTTTCGTGAGACAGCCCCTGGTGAATCAAAAAGAAAGGAGAAGGAAGAAAACCAGGTTACTTGCCGGATTCCGGTTTAAAGCGGGCTGCTTGCGATTCGGCGGTGATTTTTGCCGGCTCGATATGCAGGAGCTTTTTCATGGCTCGGCCAGGGTCACTCTCCGTCATCGGAAAATAGTCAACATGATCACCCAGGTCGTAAGCCCCCAGCAGAACCTGTGAGGAATATACGGTGGATGCAGGGGTGAAGTCTTCCGGATCTTTCCCCAGTTCTTTGACGTTCTTTGAAGGGGCCAGTACATACATGAACGAACTGCCGGACAACAATTTGGTTTCCGGTTTACCGCCCGCAGGCAGTTTACTATAGAGATTGAGCCATTTGACCAGGGCTTCCACCGGAATATCTCCCCTCAATGACTGGACGACACGGGCATAATGCACCGTTCCCTGGTCAGTTTTTACGGTTTTATAGGGAATAACCGCCAGAACAACGTCGTTCTGACGTAATTTCCGGGCCGTTCCGCGAAGGAAGTTATCATGGTCATTGTCAATCTCCTCTTGCGTGGCTACACAGTGAGAAGAAGAAGAGGAGGAGGAAGGCTCTTGAGCATGCAGTGCCACGGCTAGCAGACCGGATAGAAAACAACAAAGGAGAGATATTTTTACCATAGAAATAATAGATAATCCATTTGTCCATCATGTTCAAAAAAACGGAACCCCTCCATGATGTCTGCTCCCACACCGCCGACGCCCTGCGCACCTTCAGCGAAGCACACGAAGAATGCCCCCAGGAGAAAGGGAAATGGGAATCATTGCTCCCTCCGAACCGGAATATCAAGCATGGCTCGTAAATTATTATAAAAACTCTTATTTGCAATGGAAAACCTAATACAGTCGAGGAGTTCCGGAATGTCATTTTTTACCTTGGCGATGTCCTCTCCTTCCCCATCACTTCCTTTTATGGGGTTAATGATATAAACAAGCTCGCCGTCCGGTGACTTCCAGCGGTCGATGATTTCCTGGGCAACGGAACCGGGGGATTCGATATAATTTACCCATTTCACTTTGGTTCCCACAGGAAAATCCTGATGTTCCGACCTGACAATGACGGCATACGTAGTCAGAATACCCTTGCCGGTTAGGGAAGCGGGCGGCTCCCATTCCGCCTTGTACGAGCAGGCCATGACCACCGTATTCCCGGAACCCAGATAGGATGAAAGGACTTCCATATGCCCCTGCTGGCAAGCTTTGATTTGCTCGCTGTCCATGAGCGGAGCATCCGGACTGTCCGCCATGGCGCCCCATGTGCCCGCTGCAATCAGGAATACCAGGATGAAGAAAATGTTTCGTTCAAAAACCCCATGCTTGTTCATGTTCCCTTTTATATCCTATTCTTCCAAAAAAACAAGGCGGATATAATCATATCCGCCTTGTGAATCATAAGAATGCTAAGGAAGAGTTTTAATCATCCAAAGTCGAACGATAGAGCAACCAAATCGGCTGACCTCCATAATTGCCGATCTTCTCCATATTATTTCCCGGAGCCATGCCGACGTGACCGGTTTGTCCAAAGATAACAATATCTCCCTCCTGGGGAGTACAGTACCCCGTCTTCGCGTCCTTGTCCGCATAGTCAGATTCCCCATAGGTGTTATGCAGGAACAAGCTCATGGCGGCGGCGCTGAAAACGACGTGCTTTTGGAGTGTAGAAGGATCTTCCTGTCCCGTCATTCCCGGATTGAGGGCTGAGAGATTGCCGGGGGGAGTGACCAGGGTAATATTGTTGGCAGCCGTTTTACCACTGGAATCTTTCACGCCAGATAGGGAAATACCCTTGCAGCAGAAAGCAATACTCAGACGAAGAGCACAACTGTCCTGGTAAATTCCAACACCGGCCAGATGCTGTTCATTGAACCACCCGCCAATATGATTCCACACTTGATCTTGGCTCATAGTAGCAAAGTCCACGACATTGTAGTAACCAAGCAGCTTCTGGGCATCCGCAGCCTTCATCAGATTTTTGGGTGCGTCAATTTCCCAGAGTTCCAGGTCTTTTCCGTCCATTTGAGGAACAAATTCCTCCGCATTGGGATAAGGAGCAATAGCCTCCGGGACTTCCAGGTTTTCATGATGCAGTTTCGCATAGTGAAAGCCCTTTTTAAGTTCCTTGCTTCCAGTTGCTTTCTTGGAAGAATTGCTTCCAGTCAGTTCCACTACCTTTTCACTGTTGATCTCCAGATAGCCGTTGTCGTCAATCTGAATCGTGAAATTGTAGGTTCCATCTTCCGGAATGCGGATATAGCCTTCCCAGTCGTGTGCCCCGGTTTCCTCCGTCTTATGCCAGTCAATTTTGGGAGCGTCTTTTTTCTTGACCTTGTAACGGCGGTTGTTTTCTGCGTCCAACGGGTGGAACGGTTTGGTTGATATAGCCATAATGTTATTTAATGTATATATGTTTTGGTGACGGGACGGCGGCTGGTTCTTCCCGGTCTCCGCACGGAGGGGGCCGCTGCCCTCCCATCGGCAGCAAGGTAACAGGAAGAACTCCGCCCATGGAGTGCTCATGGAATGAGGGGGGAGGAAGAACCGGGGCATCAAAAAACCCGGCAGGTGCAAGCTCTGCCGGGCATGGGAAAACAACGGGAAACTAACTACTCTTTAGAAAATCTTTTGCCGGTAGGTTTCCATGATCCTCTCCGCCAAGGCCTCATGCGTCCCGTTCCAGACGGAGGGTTTCTTTTCCCGCACCCTCCTTAAAATTTCCACATATGTTTCCGCCTGCCTTCGGGAACGCGTACCGTTCATGTTATTGAGCATGTCGCACAGTTTGATCGTCAGGGCGTCCGGTGGAAGGGCCGCAAGTTTTTTGCTCATGTAGCGGGCCTTGCCCAGCCTCTCCTTTTCCTCCTCGTCATTGGTCAGCAAATACACGAGAGTCGCCACATACGGGCCAAACTCGGCGGAAAGTTCCCCATAACTCACGCCGCAATCCTCCATCGTATCGTGCAGCCATGCGGCGGCCAGCAAGCGTTCGTCATCCGTGTACTCTGATAAAAGGCCAACGACCGCCTCCGGATGGTTCGCGTAGGGGTCGTTGGTGTACTTTCTCGTTTGTCCCTCGTGCTTGTGCCGGGCAAAATCCTCCGCCCGTTCCACCAGGCGGATGCGGTTTTCCCGTTTCAGGGCTTCCATGAGTAAAAGACTCGTCTTGCTGGGATTCACTTTTCCGGAGATCCATGTAAAAATATTCGTCCGGCTTACACCAAGGAGGGGCACCAGGAACGTGACCGTCTGCGTCTTGGGAAAGGGATCGCCAAAGGGCTTGTGCCGGGCCCATGCCAGAAATTCTTCAGGAGTCATGTCAGTCATCCAATCTCTGGACAATATAGGCTGTTTTTATCTTTTTGCGAATGGTTTTTTTCCGGTCTTCCCGCAGGAGGCATTCCCTGCCGGGTTCCTCCTGCGGGAGCACGCCCTCCCTCAAAGCTACGGAATCGGTTTCATTTCAGCGACATCATCATCTCTACCATGCGGCGCAGACGCCTCACCTCCTCCTCCCGGGCTTCCATCAAAACCAGGGCGGCGGTCTTCCACCCTTCCCAACACTTCCGCGACAGGGAATCCGCATGGTAAACCACCGCAGGCACGCCCCACATGCTGAGATTGACGTAAGCGATCTTGCATGCGACCAAATCAATCTCTTCACAGGTGACGCGCAGCCCCATGCGGAGCTCTCCCAGCAATTCCGCCACAGCCAGCACCATCCGCGCCGCCCCGCAGGCGGGTTCGTACAGGGAAACCGTTTCCCCCCGCCTGATACGGGCCTTGACAAGTTCAATGTCCATTCCCATCCCGGCAGTCATCTTGCAGATGGCATCGGGCGTATAAACTGCGGAAAGAGCTCTTTTCCCCGCCGTTCCGGCAACATCCTGGTACACCCTGCCCAGCAAATCCCGGTACGGCTCCCGTTCCATCTCCTCCCCCAGCAGGAGCATGGCGCGCTGGAAGACTCCAATCTTCCGGTCACGGTCTTTCTGGAACATCGCGCGCCCCTTGTACTCCACCTTCCCAGCACTCAGAGTACAGAACATAACGTCCACAAACTCCTCGAACACCTGGGAGCAGGACTTCCCGTCCCAGTCCGCTGAGTTCAACTCCCGCCAGAAAGCCTCTCCTTTCCGTTCGCCAGGGGAGGGGAGGTTCTTTTTCCTGCTGCTCATGCGCCCTCCTTTCCATGGACGGAAGCCCCCGTGCTCTCCTCAGAAGCAATCAAACCCATCAGCAACTTCTCCGTCTTCCGGATATAACGCCTGCTTCTGGCAAGCCCTTCCGGGGAAAAGCCCACACGCCCCCGTACGTCCGGAAGCAGCAGCGGCTCCATTTCCGCTTCGGAAAGCCCCATGGCTCTCAATTCCTCTTCCCGCTTTCTCCAGTCGCCCTTCGCCCTGTTCAGCGCGGCGTTGACGTCGAGCATATAATGGTGCATCCGCTTGAGTACGGCAAGCTTGTACTCCAGCTCCCTCCTCTCTTCCCCTCCGTAAGGCTCCAGCCACGCATAAGGCCTGTTATGGTACTTGTTGAAAACCTCGTCGTGCTTTCGCTCCATGTAATCCAGAATCTCCCTGCGTTTTGCTTCCGCAATCCGCAGCTTGCGGCTTTCCTTCTCGTGATCCGGTGAGTCGGAAATCACAAAATTCCCGCACCTGGCATTCGCATGGATGTAATCAAGATGCCTCTTTTTCAATCCCTGCCGGAAAACCTCCAGCTCGTACTGAATCCGGGAGGCGTTCTTCCCTACCATCCATTTCTTGATGGAGGCCAGGAAGAATTCCAGATCCTCCACATACGCCCTCCTCAGCCCTTCCCCGAACCGTTCGGGGTTGGAACTGTTGCGGACGAACGCGGAACGCGCCTCCTCCTGGCTGATGTCGTCAAGGTACGGAGAATCCGGAGTCTTCCGCTCACCATCCCCGCACGGTTTTTCCAAAACAATATCCTGCATGGTTCATCCTCCGTTAATTGTTCACGTCCACATGGAAAATGTGGAAGCTGGCTCCCTGGATAAACATGAAATCCAGTCCTCCCTCTTCACCTTCCCGGCATCCCTCATAGGCTGCCCCTTCCCCGAAGACTTCCGCCTTCTCCCGCATCCTCCGGTCAAGCTGTTCCTTCATTTCCTGAAAGGAGCCTTCCAACACCAGTTCTTCCCAGCCGAAAAGAACCGTCGCCCCGGCACGCGTCTTCCTTTCCGGCTCGCAGCTCTCCAGCCGTACCGTGGCTACGCAATAGAGATCCCACAGCTTCAACTCCCAGCGCATCGGTGCAGTCCGGGGAAGTTCATTCTTGAAGGCGGCATGGTCCGGCAAAATGGCAGCGATCCTCTTCTCCTCAAGGTCGAACTGGATAAAACATCCTTCGTAACCGGCAATCGGGCGTATGATTTCCGCCAGGCCTATGAGCAAAGCTTCAATCTCCCTTTTGGTTTCCAGAGTCGTGAGCGGATAGGAGACGTACAGGGCATTGGTTTCCCCCACCGTTTCCGGGGAGGGAAAGCCCGTGAAATTCCTCCGTTGCCAAATGCGCCGTTTGCGCATGCGCTCCACATCGGCAACTCCCGATATTTTGACTCTCTCATCTAGTCTGGCGACAATCGCACCATGAGGTGTTTGATAATTCATATACTTCTTATACTTAGTTTTTTTAATCAATCCGCACAAGGCGTCCAATCTTGTGTGAACAATTCCTTTGTAGTAAAGATGCTTTACCAATTCAAGAAAAATAAAAATGCTCTCTCCACAATATGACACATTGCCTTTCTTCCAGTTGGGAATTTATCAGTTAAAGTACCGCCGCTTGTTATACTTAGTAATAAGCGTCCAGGAGCGCCGCGGGCGGGTTCCGGCCCGCCTGCGGTGTCTCTTGACGAAGCGGCCTTCCTTCCGAAAAATCAGGACTTCTTGAAAAAGGAGTCCATGATATCCCCTTTCTTTTCGGAGCGTTTGCGCAACCACTGCTCCATATCCTCCACGACAAAACGAGGGTGGCATCCCTTGCCGGGACGGTGAACTCTCCCCGTATAAATGACGGGGCAGCCCTCGCGCATCCAGTGGCTGATCATCCTGACCCCGACGCCGAACACATCGGCAATCTCCCTTCTCGTCTTAAAGCGTTGTTCGTTCATTGGTTTCAATAATAGTTTACTTTGCTTGCAGGAAACGTCCGGCACGCTTTTGCACACCTTTCATTCCCTTGTCGGCCTTTATACAACCCTCTTTTCGCCCATGGGCCAACCCCTCACGGAATGCAGGGGGAAACCCCATCCCGCATCCAATGAACAAAACAACCACATCCTTTCTCCGTCAAAACGGGGAATAAACACATCCTTCCGGTGCAGACATCCATTGAAAAGTCTCCCTGCATCGCATATTTTGGCAACACGCTTGCCAATGGCGAGATTTAAAGAACGAGTCTATCCTCCTTGCCAAAGCAGAAAACCGGTTTGTAACATCCCACAAAAATCACATCTGAGGAGCATGACAACCATAAAATTCTTTTAACTCCTCCAAAGACTTAATCGGAAAGGGTCGGAAATTTCCATAAGTCTCATGTCGTTCAACTTCAATAACATACACCTTCACGTTCCCCGCCACCCCCCTGGATTATTTTGAAAATTTCCTCGGCATCAGAAGGTCTCATCCGCGGCCCAAGGAATACAGCGTTTACGTCCTTCATCTCAAAGGCCACATCCATCACGGGAAAACCAGCTTCATTATTCCCAGCCTTCACATCCAACCTAAGCCTTTTTACATCCTCCTCTGCATCCAGCACGACCCTCCATTCCCGTTCATGCCTCCAAGAAGCATGCTTAACATAATACAAATCAAGAAGGTTGTCTTGAAAGCATTCTTCCTTTTGCACATTATTCACATACCATACCCTCCTCTTGGCGATGGCCTCTTTCTTCCCCTCGCCGGGAGCAAACCTTTTTAGGACGGCATCGACATTAAACGCCAGCATGATACCTTTTGCATCGTTTGCATAATATGCCCATTGCGGCAGCATGCTCCCTGCTCCCCCTTCGGAAAAACAGCAAATACGGGCTCTGTTCAAATATTTCTTATGTTCCTCAACAACGCGGTCCAGTTCCTTCTGTTCATCTTTAACGTCAGGGTTTCTTTGCCATACGCACTGGCCTTCCATCAAATCATTGTAGGCATCCGGATGGGAAAATCTGATTCTTCTGGAATTCAGGGTAGCCTTGGCGGATTCAACGGAAAAACATTTAAGGAGGCAGCTTGGCACCCCCCGTTTTTCCCTCATTCTCTTTTCCCAAACATCCACAGCCTTTTTCATCAGCATCACACCTGTACTATTTCCTATAATGGACTCCTCGTATGAATTATACATTGATACCCTTTCCACCACCTCCCTCATCAAAGGCAGAAGTTCGTAAAAAACCACTTCTTCGGGCCATACCTTCCAGTTTTCCCCTTCACACTGCGAATCATCAAGCTCCCAGTCAGAAAACTCATCAACCTGGTTAATTCTCACTTGGGGGAATTCATCTTCCGCCAGACCTTCGAGCAAAGCTATTGCCAGCCCGTCACGCTTATAAACAATAAAAGCCATCTAGAGAGAATAATAACCGCCGCAGGCAAGCTTGACAAGTCGAAGCCCCCTTGTCCGCCCGTTCCTGCATGCCCCGTCAAACAACAGAGCCGCTTCACGTCCGCCCTGCACATCCAATTTCTTCCCGGCTGGCCTTATGCTCCACTCTCCTTCTTCCATCTCACCAGCTCACTGCTCTTCAGCTCCTTGAGCAAACTGCTGAAACTCCATTCCGTCGTCACCTTCACCTCTTCCGGAGTGTACGCCCCGTCCATTTTGTTAAGTTCCTGCACGGCTCGGAGCTTGTCGGGCATCCGGCATTTTACGCCGAACTCGCTCGTCGTCATCTCCTGGCACAGGTCGGATTCCCCGTCCACCGCATTGGGAGCCGTCGTCACCACCCGGCTCAACCATTCCATCCGGGCGCGCTTGGTCAGCACGGCGTCGCTCTGCGCCTGCTGGCGCAATTCTTCCAGGTACTCCTGCACCTTAACATTTTTTAACAGCCTGCTTGCCTGCACGTCGCAGGAGGCATCCTTCAACTTCTTGTTGGGAAAAGCCTTGCGGTAGGCTTCCCGCTGGCTCATGCCGCTGAAGCAATACCTGGCGAACGCACGCTGTTTTTCCGTTAATCCTCGCTGGGCCATGCCATTATCAAAGGAACTTGTAAAGTTGGGAAGAATCGTTCTCCTTCACGATGCGGAACCGGTTGATCTCCCCCCAGCCCAGGTGATGCACCAGCTTCTTCACCGTGCCCACCCCTTCCGGCGTAATGTAGAAATGTCGCCGGGTGGAAGGATAATCCGGCCTTGGCGGCTCTTCCCGTACAAAGGTCACGTCCCCCACCTCCGCCAGGTAATTGAGGATGCGCCCGGTGTTGGGCACGCTCAATCCGGTCATTCGGACGATAGGGCCGGAGGTAATCGCCGGGTTTTTGGCAATCGCCGTCAACACCGCCACCTGCGATGCCATCATCCGTTGCTGGGTGAAACAACAGGCCAACTGATGGATCATGCCCACCGGGTCCAGTTCTTCCATGTCTTCAGTCTGGTTCATTGTGTGTAGTCTCCTTGTCTTATTTTTTCCAGTTCTTTGTCTGTCAATGGTTTTACACCCTGCGCCAGGCGCAGGGCGGTTAATTCCTCGATAAGTTCTTCCGGTCCGCTGCGGAACCTTTCCGCCCGTTGCCTGACGGAGCGTTCCTCCTCCTTCCACCGTCGTTCCGCGGCCTGTTTCCGGGCAAATTCCTTCTCGGCGGGCGTTTTACGTCCCGTACGGCGGAACCACGCCATCGCCTTCTGCACGACCTCCTGAAAAATCGTGAAAAACAACTCACGGTCAGGTGGATAGTCAAACTTGCTGCTCCGCTCGGGTTCGTGGCTCAAATACTCCTTCAGGGCGGTCTTTTCCGTATCGCTCACGGGCCTTCTCAACCCACCAAACGCCCTCAAGGCGGCCTGCCGCTCTCTGGCGTTGAGGCCTCCCACGTCCCAGCCGGGCCGCAGGCTCTGAACCCACCGGACAAATGCGTCAAAATCCGGGGGATCTTTTCTTGCCTCCCATTCCTGAACATCCGGGGGCGGGGGGGCAATCCCTCCCGGAGCCTCCTTCTCCCTAAACGGTGGAATTCTCCCCCCACCTCCTTTATTCCTATTAAATTCTATTTCTCCCTCTGTTTGCGCTTTTCGTTGCGCTTTTAGCGCAACATTTTTCGCACAGCCGTTCCCGTTTTCCGTCACATCCGTTGCGTCCTGCGCCCCATTCCTGTTGCCGTTCTGTTGCTCTTTGTCCGCACGGGATTTTGCCATCCTCCTGGCGGACTCCGCCCTGGCCTTGGCCGTCTCTCCGTTATGGCGGGCAAAATTGAGGAATTGTAAAGCGCCATCCTCTCCCCCGAGCCATCCAACTGACATTAAAGCCTTTGCAAATCCCTTGCAGAAAGTGAGCCGGTCGATGTACGCGCAAGTAATCCCCACGCAATCGCCGCTTACAGTCTGCTGGTCCGCCCATGCCCACAGCCGGATCAACTTGCCCACCACCGTGTCCGGGTCCTTCATTTTGAGCAGGTGCGCCATCGTAACAACCTCCTGTTTATCGGGAAGAATCACCTCAATTTTGATCCACGGCACTGGCATGCTTTTTCCTCGCTTTCCATTCAGATTTCCTTCTCTTTTTCCTCACAATTCCGTGCCGGTTTTTCATGAAAAACCGTTCCGTCCCCTTCCTCGTACCAGAACACCAGTTCCAGCTCCTTCCATCGTTTCATATCCTTGACACGCTCCACTCCTCTCAAGCGCAACACCACGTCATTGATGCCCATGGCGCTGGCCGCCCCGTCCAGGTAGGCCTTGCATCGTGCCACGGCATTGTCATCGTCCGGTGGCTCGCCGTATTTGTAAAACCAGCGGATCAGGTAGCGGTTCGGGCGGAACTTGCGTCCTCCCAGGCATTGCAGGGTCAGGGCCCAGGCCAGGGTCCGGGCCGTCCGCTTCGCCTTCTGTTTTTTCCGGGCGGCCACCTGGAGTCCTTTGGCCGTCTTAGGAACGGAAGCGTTAGCGGAAAGGACTTTCGGCCCATGGGGCAGAACTACGGTCAAATACTCGTTATTCATCGTCGTCCTGCTCCGCGTGAGAGTTCATGTATTCATCCAGGGACTTCTTTGAAATTCGGATAAACGGCCTCCTGCGCGTCGTCTCGGAACCGTTTTGAAAAGGCAGTCTGCTTACCTTGATCGGCTTTCCTTCATCTTTGGCATTCTTCCGGATGCGCTCCAGGGTCTTGCGGGAAATCCCATACACTTCCTCTACATCCTTGGTTGAATACCACTCCCTGCGTTCTGTCGGCTGTAACCTTCTGCTCATCGTTTCATGCTGGTTGTCTTTTCTGGCGGGATGCGGGAATTCACGCATCCCTCGCCCCTCTTCAGAAATGATGTTTCTGGCGTATTTCAAACACGCTCCCTGAAAGATCTTCCGGATCAGGAAACGCGACATGATTCGGATGAAACGTCCGCTGAAAAAAGCGCAATCCTTGTATTTGTCAGGTGGAACAGGTGCCTGTTGCATACTTCTCGCATTATTTTTCCTTGAAGAAGAAACGGTCAATAAAAAATCCAAATTAACCATATAGACTCAAAAAAACATTGAGAAATCATTTAGAAATTACTAAATTTCTTTTCCCGTGGATTCTCCAATAACACCCAACGATCTGAAAAACCTGCTCTCCTCTCTCGCCCTTTCCAGAGGGGAACTGGCCGATCTCCTCGGCGTTTCCAAAAGCACGGTGGACGGCTGGTGCTCCAACAAGTCAATCGGGAAAAAGCGCCAGCAGCAACTCCGCGTGCTCATTCTGGAACACCGCCTCGCGGCGGCCTCCGAACCATCAGATCCATCCCTGGAATTCTTTAACGGCTTCAAGCTCGGCCCCTCCTCCTTCACGCCCCGGCAGTGGGAAACCATCCGCCTGGCGGCCAGCATCCGCGACATGACGCCGGGTTCCTTTTTGAAATGGGCCGTGTACTCAGTTTGCAATGACATATGCAGCAACCTGGAAGAAGCGGAAAAATAATGTTTTCCCCATCCCCCTTCATTCCGTAAGCACCTCCCACACTCTCCTCTTCCTGCTACCGTGTCCCCCTGATGGACAAGGTAACACTCTTTGAACAATCCCTGCATATCCTCGGGGACCGGGAATACAAGCGGGAGAGCCCCACGGGCCGCGAATGCGACCTCTGGTTCCCCATCGTCCTGGCGGAAGCCCTCAACTTCGGTTCCTGGTCTTTCGCCACCCTGCGCCGCATCCTCCCTCCCGTCTCCCCCGGCGTCTACCGCCTGCCGGAGGACTGCCTGCGCCCCCTGAAAATCAACCACTCCTCCTTTGAGCTGATCGGGCGGGACATCCTCCTCCACACGACCTACCAGCCGGAGCCGGACAACGGGCTGGAACTCACCTACATCACCAACGCCCTCGGCAAGGCTGAAATTCTGCCGGACTCCCAGCCCCTCTTCCTGCGCGGTTTGTCTCTTCTGCTGGCTGCCCGCATGGCCCCCAAAATCACCGGACAGCCCCAGCTCTCCTTCACGCTGGAGGAGGCGGCCAACTCCGCCCTGGCGGAAGCTCTCCACAAGGACGCCCTCGCCCAGCACTCCAATGACCAGCACCCCCTGGAGCGCATCCTCGGCCTCTCCATCGTCGGATAACCCTTTTCCTTCCTTTTCCCATGGGACAAATTATCGGCAACGCCCTTTCCTCCGGCAACTACAGGACTATGGCTTCCGTGGCCCGCTCCCAGGGCCGCGCCCAGCAAGCCGCCTACAATCTCAAGGCCAACAACCTGGAGGAGGAAGCCCGGGCGGACTCCCGCCTGGCTGCCCTCAACATGTCCCGCATGAGGGAAAACCAGGCTTCCAACCAGGCATCGGCCCGTGTCCGGCAAGCCTCCTCCGGCTTCGCGGCGGAAGGTTCCTCCATGCAGAACGAACTCGCCCTGGCGGATGTCTTTGAAAAATCCATTGCGGACATGGCCCTCTCCAACGCTCTCTCCGATTCCGGTAAACGCACCGCAGCCATGGCCTCCCGCCAGCAGGGACGCCTCTCCATGATGCAGGCGGACGCCCAGGCCGGGCAATACAACCGTCTGGCGAAATCCGCCCGGAACGCCGCATGGATTCAGGGGGCTTCCACCCTCCTTTCCGCCGCCGCCGGAGGCATCGCGGCCACTCCGGAAGAAACGGCAGCCCCCACCGCCACGGCGGGAACAAGCGGGAAGGCGACGGCTGGAGGCGGAGCTTCGGCAGGGGCGGCCACGGCTGGCACCACGCTCCCCTCCTGGCTCACAGGCGCCCTCTCCTCGGGCCAGTCCGCCTATGACCTTTCCGGGAACTTCCTCCAATGGTCTCCGGGCACCATCTCCTCCAGCAGGGCATCTTCCACCAACGCGGGCAGCGCCCTGAACGATCTTCTCGTGGCCCTCCTCGGCCAGTCCGCCTCTCCTTCCAGCACCACACCTCCCCGCCGCCAATGACCGACAACCGCACCACCCTGGCCTACGAGTACCTGGAGCAAATCGCCCCCGGTTCCTACGCCTCCCTCATCCGCTACACCCTGGAACACGACGGGATCATCCACGCCGCTCCGGACTGCTTCTGCCTGGCCGTTCCGGATGAGGAATCCCCCCGTACCGTCCACATCATCTTCCAGTGTTCCCGCCTCTCCGCCCTCTGGCGCCTGGCCCGCATGTACCGCCCTCAGTTCACCCACGTCCGCTTCCGCCGAGACTTCAAAAACAACTACGGGGAACACTGCTTTCCCATCGACCGCTTCCTTGCCAAATCCTCCCTCGCCCGGAGGCTTTCCTGACAGCCCCTTTCACTTTTCCCCCTCTCCCCCGCATGGACTCTCCCCTCTACCAGGGCGCGCGCGCCAGCCTTTCCCAGCCCCAACCCGTTTCCGTGCCCACCCTTGCCGGGGAGGCGTCCCGGCAGGCCATTCAGCGCGGAGCACAAGCTCTGGACGCAGCCATCGGCAAATTCGAGGCCATCCAGGACTTCGGGGAAGACCAGCGCATTGAGGGACTGATCCATCAGACAACCTCTGACTTCGATGAAGAATTCACCCGCCGCGCCTCCCTGGCGCCGGGAACGGAAGAAGCCCTGTACGATGAAAACGGCCGCCTCCACCGCGGCCACCTGGACGCCCTGGTAAAAGACTACTCCAACCAGTTGGCCGACATCCGTCCCGGCTACATCAGCCCGGACTCCCGCCTCCGGACGGAAGCCCTCCTGCAACACACCCGCCAGCAGCTCGGCATCCGCGCCTTCGGCAAGGCGGCGGAACATGAAATCCAGACCTCCCGCCAGGCCTACCAGAACAACCTCCTGACCGCCCTGGACCGCAAGGACTACGCCTCGGCCCGAGACATCACGCGCCGCGCCCGCCAGAACCAGGTCATCTCCCAGAACCAGTACGAATATGAGGATTGGAAATACAACCAGCTTGACCGCATCGAGCAGTTCAAGTCCAACCTCCAGGAAAACCCTCTCGCCACCGCCGCCCAGTACGAGGACGGCCTCTACGACGACATCGCCCCGGACACCCGCCGCAAGCTGGAACGGGAACTGCAAACCGCCCTGCGCCAGCAAGTGCGCCAAATCCCCTTCACCGAAGAGGAAAGGAAACTTCTGGAAAAAGGCGTCTCCGTCCGTCCCAAATTCGACCGCCAGCCCGGAGACACCGAGCAAATGGTCGCCTGGCGCCAGGCAAAAAACCTCGGGATGCTCCACAAGTACAAGCCGGAAATCGACGCCGCCTGGCAGGAGGATGTCTACAACGCCCCCGTCCTTAAAACCGCCGCGCAGTATAACGCATGGAAGAACAACCTCATCCATACATGGTGCGATGAAAAGACGGGCTTTGACGTCAATCTGGAGCTCCTGTCCCTGGCCGCGGAAGAGAGGATTGCCAGCATGCTCTCCCTTTCCTCCGCTCAGGACAACCTCAATGCCTCCGAATTCTTTCAGGCTGTCGATCCCAAAGACATCGCCCCCGTCTACTACCAGCGTTGGCGGGACAAGGCTGAGACCTGGTACTGGACGGACAAGGGACGCCAGGAAAAAGAAGGCTCCGCCGCCCAGGAATACCTTGCCAGGGCCGGACAAATCCGCCATGACGCCTACACGGCCTACCTTTTCTGGCGCCAGAGCCACCCGAAGAGTACCTACTATGAGCAATACCGCCAGGCATGCGCCCTGATCGCTTCCAGCGCCTCCCGCCTGGACGATGAAAACGCCGTCTCCCGGGACGATCTCATGTTCAAGTATATGGAGCACACCTACGGAGACGGAACGCGGGAAAAAGCTAACAAGGCGCTCCAACTCCAGGCGGAACGCAACAAAACCCACCGCGAAAAACGCGCTCAGTCCATCTCTACCGCCCAGCAGACAAAAACAGAGACAGTCTCTCCCACTCTCCCCGCCGTCATGGCAACGGACATACGCCCTATCCCGGAAGAGCAGCCGGGAGCCTACCTCTCCAAGGACGATTATGAAAAAGTCATCGAATACTACGGAGACAAGCCGGAACTCATTGGCGTCCTTCCCGGCACCGGCTCCCGTCGCTCCTGCTGCCGCGTACCTGTCCTGGGCTGGCACGAAGGGGAAGGGGTTCTTCTCACGCGCGGCGCGCGCCACGGCCAGCTTGGCGTCGTAGGGCGCGTTGACGGGCTTGAGGTGCGCTTCCGCCGCCCGGAAGAGAGCAAGATACTTACTGCCGAAGAACGCGGAAAGTACGTGGAAGGAAAGAAGAGGAAAAAAGAGGCTCCCTCCCTGCCGCCGCCGTTCAACGCTTCCTGCCCTTCACCGGACGACGGCCTCCTCCCCCTGGAAGGGGGAGAAGAGCCGGAAACCGCCACTCCCGCCAGTGAAGCAGGTCTTCTGCCTCCTCTCTAATGTTCGCCACCTTTCATTCATGTCCCTGAACCTCACAGAAGCCTGGAAAGACGTTCCGCCACCCTCTCCCTCCGGAACACAAGACTCCGCGGAGGCCGCCTCCGGGCCGCCCCCTGCACCGGACTCCCGCGCCTCGTTCCTCCTCTCTCCCGGAGCGGAAGCCCAGCAAACGGCCCCCCTCCTCGGAGCCTTCGGGAACGTCCAGGACGCGACGGACGCAAAAGACCGGGAAAACTCCCTCTTCTCCGCGTTTCCCCGTCAGTCGGCCACGCCTCTTTCCCCCGCGCATCCCCGTTCCCTGTTCGATTCCCTCCTGACGCGTCCTCTCCTTCCCGCGTCCGCTCCGTCCGCTTCGGCCTACAAGCCCGACCCGCAGCGGATTGAAGAACTCCACGCCCTCATCCTCCACAACAAACAGGACCCGGAGCTTGCCGCCCTGCTGGAGCGCAATCCCGCGTTCCGCGCCCAGGCCGCTCTGGATGACGGCTCCATGCCCGCACGCGCCCTGCTCGGCCAGCAGATCCTCCGGGAAATAGCGGGGGAGAAATATGCCGGGGAACCCGGGTTCTACTTCCTGGCCCTGAAAGAAAAACTTCCGGAGGCAGCCACCCGGCAGGAGGCCTATGCCGCCGTGTACGACCATTATGCCAAAGTGCTGGAAAACCAGTATCAGGAGAACAGGAAGAGGCGCGCCGCCTACCAGAACAACAGGGCGCAAGTTGAGGAAGCCGTGGCGCATGTGGTGAGTGGACTCTGGTCTCCTTCCGACCTGACCGCCCGCCTGACGCCGGAACAGCTCGGCGTCTACCAAAAGGAATTTGACACCACCGCTATCGAAAAAGCCCACGCCGCCTTCTCCTTCTTGAAACAGGCCTTCTCAGACACTCCGGACGCGGGCCTGCGCCGCATGGTCTCGGAACGCACCGCCATGAAGATCACCTCCGCCCTCTCGGATGACGACGGTTCCGGGAAGCTCATGATCAACGAGACGGCCTTCCAGCTTTTTGAGGGTTCCCTTAAAAACCTCATGGGACAAGTCAAGGAAGAAACGGGAGACAAGTACCAATTCCTCCACAATCTCAAGATTGCGCTATTCAATCCCGCGATCAAGAGGGACGCCACCCTGGGAACCGCCCTCCAGCTCTCCGGCCAGCAGGACCTCCTCGTCCCTTTTGCCAGGGAACACAATAAGCAGGTGTTCGGCCTCATGGCCCAAACCGTCCGGGACTACGAAACCTACGTCAAAAACGACAAAGAAAACGCCCGCGTGCTGGGCCTCCTCTCCACCGGGCAGGACCTGGGCAACCAGGCCAGCGACCGGGCCTCTTTCGCCGCCCGCACGGTCAACTGCCTGGGCAGCGTCACCGGGCAGACTCTCCCCTTCTTTATTCCGTATGCGGGCTGGGGAGTCGCCTTGGCCGAGGCTTTTGATGATAAGCGCAACCGCGCCTACTACGCAGGGCTGGCCCCCGGCACGGCAGAATGGTCCGCCTTCATAGACGCCGCCGCCTCCACCGCCGTGGAAAAAATCTCCTACGGGGGAATAGGGCGCCTCTCCGGCGCGGGTTGGCTCATGGGCAAGCTCCCCTTCATGAACAAAACCCGGCAGGCCCTCACGGATTCGCTCTGGAAGCACGTCCTTTTTGAGACCGGGGCCGGGATCGCGGAGGAAACCGTCGCGGAGCCCACCGCCGAGGCCATTATCCAGTGGGTTGTCCGCAACAACCTGGCCCCCCTCGTCAATCTCAATGTCGGCGGGAACTACGACTGGAACAACTACTGGCAGGAACTCCAGGGCATGCTCTCGCCCGACCAGTTTGCCGCAACCGCCCTCTTCGTCGGCGGCCTGGCCGGAATGCAGGCCCCCTCCCTCCACCGCTCCCTCATCACCTACTCCAAAAACGAGGAAATGCTCATGACCCAGGGCATCCCGAAGGAGGAAGCCCGGCGCATCGCCGCCATTGAAAACGACAAGGAGCGCATCGCCGCCGCCCGGCAGGCGCGGGGCAAAGCCTGGGAAAACCATGACCAGGCTCTCAAAAATGCCAAGGCGGGCATGGCCGCCTTCCGCCATCTGGGAGAAGTCCAGGCCACCATCGAATCCGAGGCCTATAAATACTTCCAGCAATCCATGCACCTCCCCCTCGTGGAAGAAAAGCTGGACAAGCCCGGCACCTATGCCGTTACCGTTTACGACCGCGATTCCGGTAAGAAAAAATTCACCCAGGACATGACAGGCGACCAGCTCGTCGCACTCTTCGGCCAGTACTTCAGCCGGGCGGAACAGATGGAAGTCCGGCGCACCCAATCCGAATTCGCCGCCAACGCCTTTCTTCGGGCGGCGGAAGCCACCGGTGAGATCCAGGCCCAGGACATGCTCCAGTGGGGACAGGATAACAACAAAGACGGGCGGAAGCCGGAAGCAGAAAACGCCTCCACTCCCCGGCAGCCACGAACGGAAGCCCCCGTCCAGGACACTCCCTCACCCGCACAGCAGGAAAAACCGGCCCCCGCCACTACGGACACGCAGGAGACTGCCGCCGCAGACTCCGCCCCGGCGCAAAAAACGGAAACAGAAACGGCAGCCTCCCTGACCACACTTGGCGGATTTGTACGCGCCATCGGGGCCATGTCCCAGACGGCGTTTACCCACCTCACCCGCATCGCCACTCAGGAATACAGGCGCCGCACGGACTCGGGCATGTCGGAGCAGGAGGCCGCCGCCACCCCGTTTGCGGCCCTGTCCCCCTACGTCCCGCTCAGTTCCATCATGGCCCTCGACCAGGAATTCGGACAGCGGCTCCGCATTGGGGCCAAAACCACGGGAGAGGAAAATTTTAAATATACGCGCCTCTTCAAAATGCGTACCGCTCCCGGCACCACCCCGGCGGACACCCTGTTTCTTCTGGCTCGCGGCAACATCGGCAGCCGTGAGCTGCTGGAAGACCTCTTTGAGTGGAAGCTCGGCAAGATCACGCTCAAAGACCCGGTCCGCCTTCAGGCCATCGCCTCCCTGCTGCGCGACACCCAGGCCTCCATGCGGCAGCTCGGCTTCAAGGGGCAGTTCGTGGAGCCAAAGGGGGAACTCTCGGACATGCAGATCGTCGAGGCCATGTCCAAGCTCGCCCTCTCGGACATGCTTTCCAATGCGGACTCCCTGCCGCTGCCACAGTGGCAGAAAGACCTCCTCCAGTACCACGTCAACACCCTGGGGGACGCCGCCTACCTTCTGCACATCGGCCAGGCCTACAACGCCGGGCGCAAGGCCGGGACCATCACGCAGGACATGGCCGACATCCTGCGCGACCTCGGCCATGAGGTCCATACCGTCTTTGACTCGGCCAAAATCGAACAGGCGGACATCCAGGCTGTCATGGACGCCCGCGCCATTATTGATGGACGCGACCCGTCCGGCACGCCCACCGCCTCACAAATCCGGGAACGGCAGCAAAAAGACGCAGAGGAGGAAAAGGCGCACATTACCACCGGGGACAAAGGCAAGGAGCGTTCCGTTCCCAAGGAGGTCTACCGGCATCCCGAAACAATCTCCCTGCCGGAGGCCCCCTCCTCCATGCAGGGCGTCTTCGCCAACGGCGCTTCCTGGAATCCCGACGCCGGAACCTGGCTTGGCATGGTCCCCGTGGACAAGCTGCACCTCTCCCCGGAAGTCCCACAGGTCAAAGTCAACTCCGGCAAAAAAGGCGTGGTCAATCCCCTGGTCGGAGACTACCGGGCGGACGCTCCCCCCATCTACGTCTGGAAGCGGAAAAACGGCAGGCTGGAAGTCGTCTCCGGGCGCCACCGCCTCGACCTCGCCCAGCGCACCGGCACAAAAAACATCCCCGCCTACGTGTACGAAGAAGACGCCGCCCATGACGCCAAGTGGGCGCGCCTCCTGGACTACGAGCAAAACATGCAGGATGATCAAGCCGATGAGCTGACGGCGGCCATTTACGTCAGGGAAACCAACCTCACGGACGCCGAACTCACCCGCCGCGGCCTCACCCGCTCCGGCACCAAATCCCGCCGCGGACTCCTCATCGGGCGGGAAGCCCGGGAAGACCTCTGGACGCGCTTCAAGTCCGGCGCCATCCGGGCGCAGGACGCGGAAGCCATTTGCCTGCTGACGCAGCACATCCAGGACAAGGCTCGCATCGACGCCATGCAGACGGCGGCGGCCAACGACCTCGCCAGGGGGAAATCCCTGGAATTCGTCGCTGCAAAAATCCAGCTCATGGCCCATGCCTCGGCGGACGGCCAGATGGTTCAGGGCCTCATCTCCTTCGGGGAATCCTTTGAGGCGGACATGGAAAAGGCGGCGGAATACGTCTCCCTCTGCATCACGACCATCAACGAGCACATCAACGCCATCAAAGGCGTGCGCACCATCTCCAAAAAAGGCAATGTCCTCGCCACGGAAGGCATCACCGCAGGCCTCTCCGCCGACCCTGCCGAACGTCTGAAAGAGCTGGAACTCCTCAAGGCCATGTATGAAAAAATCGGCCTGTACGAAAACCTCCGTGTCCGCGCCCTCACCTGGGACGGCCACACCCCGCCCGACCCCATAGGGGACCACCGCCTGGACATGCAGGCGGAGCGCGCCCGCGCGGAAGAGGAAGCCGCCGCCCTGGAGAATGAGGAAAACCGCAAAGCCTCGGAAGCCCTCACCCCCGAACTCACCTTCTCTCTAACCCCCTCCCGTGACCTGGAAACAACCTTCCCCTCCCTCTGGGGCCAGGCGGCCAGGGAACTCAACGCCAGGGGGCAAGTCAGCTTTTCCCTGAACGGTTCCCATGTCGCCATCCACACCCTGTCGGAAGAAAAAATGCGCCATGTCCTGGAACTCGGCGGCATGCCCAACCCCGCCATCCAGATTGCGGACCTCGACTCCGGCCCCACCTATTATGCGGAAATCGCCTGCATCCTGCACCCGGACCGCATCGACCCTGCCAAAACCCCCGGCGCACGCATCTGGCGCGGCGATGCCTGGACGCGCCAGATGCCGGAAAAAATCTCCGAAGACGGCGACCCATGGGAAGGGTACGAACACGGTCCGGAAGAAATCCCCTGGTTTTATGACGAACACGGAGACCTCCGGGAATGGAACCGGGAAAACCTGGACGCCTACATGAAAGCCAAGCACCTGGAGTCCTTCCTGCCTCATAACATGACCCCGGACGAAGTGCTCGACAACTACGGCACGGACGGCGCAGCCCTTCCCATCATCATGGCCTCCCAGGCCTACGCCGCCGAATTCCCCAGCCTGAAGGAAGCCCTGCGCACGGACAACCTCTCCCTCCAGCTTGACCGCCATGAAGCGGAAACCGCCACCCGGCAACTGGAAGACCAGTTCAAAACCCTGCTCGGCTCCTGCTACTTCGAGCCCCGCTCCCTCCAACATTTTCTGATAGGATATTGGTGGCGGGATATTTCTCATGAAAACGTCCGGAATGCCCTGATCGGCGAAGGCCTCCTCGATGACCCGGACACGGTTTACGACGAGGAGGAAAACCCGGAAGAATACAATGACCTGCAATCCTCCAACGACGACATCGCCGAAGAAGTCCGGGCCTTTCTCGACGCCTGCCGCACCTCCGCCAAAATCTACTACGAGGCCGCCCCCGGAGGCTGGCTCTTCCCCTCGGACTTCTCCGGCTTCATCCTTCCTTCCAGTTTGGGACCATCCCTCCGCTCGGAGCTGGAAAAATATAACGTCCCCATCCACACCTATGACCTGACGGAGCAAGAAGCCCTCACCTTGAGCAACCCGTGGACACTTGCCAAAGCCTCCTGGCTCCGGGAAGAGGTGGACGAGCGCCGCAACGAAGCCATCCGCAGCTTCCTGGAGGTCCATGACATCTCCTTCTCCCTCTCCGGTGCGGAAGAACGGGACGATCCCTCTGCCTTCCTGCCGCACTCCTCTCCCTCGCCGGACTTTCCCCTCGCCCTGAGCCCCGTGCGTCTCTCCTCCTCCTTCCACGCCGTTGAACAGGCTTCCCCCGTCACGCTCGCCATTCCGGCCTCCGCACGGGAAGACAAAACCCAGGGCTTCTCCAAGCTTGCCCGCCAGGCCTTCACGGCCCTGCGGGAGAAAACGCGCCAGCGCACCCTTTTTGCCAATGGCAGGGAAAAAACCGCGGAACAGCTCAAGCCCCCTCTCCTCATGCCGGATGGCCGCCGCATCTACCTGAGCAACCGGGGCTGGAAGCACATCATGGCAACCTCTCCCGAGACCCGTACCCTGGCGGCCATCGGCGCTCTGGAACCGCTCCTGGCCTCGGCCCGCTACATGTACTCCGTCCCGGAGTTCGACAACGCCTCGCCGGATCAGACAAAATCCTGGCACTACTACCTCGCCAAAATCAGGGACAGCCTCCACGGTCCCGGCTACGTCCTCTTCACATTCCGGGAAGATACGCGCGGCTGCTACCTGGAAGGAGTGGAAACAGCGGCGGCGGCAGCTCTCGACAAAACAGGGAGCGCATCCTCCCAGGTGGACTTCGGTGCAACCCGTCGGGCAACTGGGCGATCGCTCCCTGTCCGTACGCTACTCTCCCTCAAGCAATTTGTCAACTTCATTGACAAGGGCGGCGCGGAAGCCTTCCGCGCTCCCAACGGCCAGCCCTCCCGCCTCGCGCCGGACCAGTGGCATCTTGTCCGCACGGCGCCTTTCATGCGCTACTTCGGAGACTGGCTTCGTGATCCGTCCGCTTCCTCCGTCGTGCTGGATGACAACGGGGAGCCACGCGTCTGCTACCGGGGCCTCAAGCAGTCGTACAACCCCGGCGTGCGCCGAAACTACACCTGGATTTCTTCCAGCCGGGAACTGAGCGAGCAGTACGCCGCGGGCGGCACCGTGCTGGACCTCTTCGTTGCCACCCGCCGTCCGTTCCATTTTCCCGACAGCCTCACCCGCCAGAGTCCGGAATATTTCCGGGAAAACATCCGGCGGCAACTGGAGCAGGACAGGGCACTTGGCTTTTTTTCGGATGAACAACTTCAGGAGGCCTCCCGGAAGCTGGAAACCCTCCTCCAAGGTACGGAAGAAACCGAGGCTTTTAAGATTTGGGAGCGTCACCGGGAACTCAAGGACATTCTCTCCAGCCTCGGGTACGACTCCGTGATGACGGAGGAGAGCGGCGTCATGACCTACGGCCTCTTCCGCCCGGGACAAGCCAAGTCCGCCGTCGGCAACTGCGGCTCCTACGACATCACGCTGTCGGACATCACCTTCGCCCTCACTCCGCGGGAACAGCGCACCGCCGCCCAGGCCCTGGTGGAAGACACCTTCCTGCGAGCCCCGGACGGCACGCCCACCGCCTTGACGGAACGCCAGTGGCTGCAAGTCAACTCCGCCGCCTTCAAAAAATGGTTCGGCCAATCCAAGGTTGTCAACGCCCACGGAGAACCAGTCATCGTCTACCACGGCACAGCCCGCAAGGACAGGGTGGGCACCGTCTTTCGCCCGGAGCGCGCCACCTCCGGCCCCATGGCCTTCTTTACGGATTCTCCGGAAATCGCCTCCAACTATTCAAGGAATAAGACCGATACCAGCATCGACTATGAGGAGGAGGACTACCATGACTACCACCGGCAGTTCCGCGTCACCCTTCCTTCCGGGAGAGACATCCCCCTGGAACGGTACTGGAACTACCTCTCCCCGGAGGAGCGCCAGCGCATCGCCCGCACCGCGGGCCACATCCGCACCGACTGGGAGGGGGACGACTCCATCATCCTGGACCCGTCCGCCGACGAGGCCAACGGCGGCTTCCGTTTCCATCTTCAGGAGGCCCGCGGCAATGCGTTGCGCGCCCTCGTCTACCACTGGCTGGATAGTGCCACCCTCTTCGGACAGGAAGCCCGTTTCCTGGACGTACTGTCAAAACTGGATCTTCCCATCGCTCCCTGGTACCGGGACCCGGACTACACGGAACCGGGCGTCTACGCCTGTTACCTGCACATGGAACACCCCTTCCGTACGAACGGCATCACAGGAAAAATCCTCACCTCGCTTAAAGCCGCCTCCCGGAAAGCCGGGAACCCTGCGCAAAAGGGAGGCCTCCTCTCCTGGAGCAAGAACGACCTCGCCCCGGAGACATGGATCGACATCCTGGAAGAAGATGTCAAAAACGGCACGACCTACGCCTGGACCACCATCCCGGACTGGGTAACCGCCTGCCTCAAGCGCCTCGGCTATGACGGAATCATCGACCAGGGCGGCAAATTCCACTCGGACATCCACACCGTCTACATCCCCTTCAGTCCCTACCAGCTTAAATCCGCCACGGACAATAACGGCTCCTTCGACTCCGGCAACCCGGACATCACCTTCGCCCTTTCTCCGGAGGAACGATTGATCACGGAACAAGCAAAAGCGGACGGCACCTGGCTCCAGGCCCCCAACGGACAACCCTCCCTCCTGGGACCCAAACTCTGGGCCACCGTCCGCACCCGTGCCTTCCGGGACTGGTTCGGAGACTGGCTCCACGCCCCGGAGCAATCCTCCCGCGTCGTGGACGACAACGGGGAACCGCTCGTCATCTACCACGGGAGCAACTTCAAATTCACGGAGTTTGACCTCTCCCTGGCCGGAAACAACTACGACCGGCAAGACCTGGACCACGGATTCATCTTCACCACCACGGATGACGATTATGCCGACCATGCCGCCAAAATCGCACGCGAATTCGAAAACGAAAGAAGGTTTGCCCGCGGAGAAAAACTGCTTGAGGAAAAATCCCAGCGGCAATACGCCCTCTTCGCCAACCTGCGCAATCCCCTCGTCTATGACCTGGACGCCCATCCGGTGGAACTCTTCCAAGGATTCCCCCAAACGGAACCCGACGCATGGGACAGCCCCCGTTTTGCGCTTCAGGCGCAGAAAGAATTCCGGGAGGGAGACGCAGCCGGGCGGGACTACGACGGCATCATCCTGAAGGGGAGGGAAAGCTCATGGATTCTGGCGGCACAATCCAGCCAGCTTAAATCCGCCACACATAACCGCGGCACCTTTGACTCTCTTGATCCGGACATCACCTTCTCCCTGTGGGACGATGCGGAAGACTCCTATACCGTCATGGAGCGTTCCGCCTCCCCCCTGACGGCGGAGGAGCAATCCATTCTCGCCCGCGCCAGGGACGCGGGGAACGACCTCCTGGCCCCCAACGGCCAGCCCACCCGCCTGACGGAGAAGCAATGGGCGCAGGCCAGGACCAAAGCCTTCCTCGCCTGGTTCGGGGACTGGCTCCACGATCCGGCCAACGCCTCCAAAACCCTGGATGAAAACGGGGAACCCATCGTCCTGTACCATGGCGGTTCCTTCGACATCCGCCTCTCTCCCTCCGTCTTTGACGGCGTTCCCCATGTAGACGGCATCTTCTTTTCCGATTCCACCGAGCTGGCGAAAAGCTATCAAGCTTACCAGGGAGGCGGCATCACCACCGCCTGGCTCAACCTCAAAAATCCCTTCCTCGCCCAGGATGAGGCCAGCGCCCGCCTCCCATGGGTAGACAGGTACATTGACTACTGGCAGGAAGAGGAAGGCTGGACGGACCGCTACTCCGGAGAATCCATGGACAGGGAATCCGTCCGCGACATGATCCGGGAAGGCAGCCTCTACGAATACGACATGGGGCAACGCTGGAGCGACTTCCTCGGCTGGGTCCGTGAGCACCATGACGGCTACCTCGGCCATGACCCCACGGACATGGGGGCCCTCATTGCCGTCGCTTTCAAGTCAACCCAGGTCAAATCCTCGGAGTACAACTCCGGCGCGTTCAGCGCGTCCGAGCCGGACATCACCTTCTCCCTGTCCAACCTCGCCGCCATCCACAGCCTGGATGAAGAAAAATTTCTGGCGGTGGACAAACTGGGCGGCCTGCCGCTGCCTTCCATCGCCGTCACCCGTCTGGACCGGCCCTACACCTGGGGCGGGGAAGGGAACATCTACCTCGTCGGCTCCCCAGCCCTGGCGGACCCGGCCCGCGGTGTGGAAATCCATGACCGCGACGCGTGGAGCGGGTACTTCCCGGAACTCCGCTGGAGCAGGCAGGAGGAAAAGGAACGGGAGGACTTCTACAATCAGGCGCAGGAAGCCGCCCTCCGCTACTACGGAAGCACGGACATTTCCACCCTCCGCTTCCTGAAAAACGCCCTGGACGGAGACCACCGCGGCGAGCTGGAAAACAAGCTGCGCCATAACGACTTCTCGCTGGCCGTTTTCGCCGCAGAGCGCGGCTACTCCCCGCGGCCCGTCACGGCAAAAATTCCTGGCCGCCTCAACACCGGAGACAAGATCTTCTATGCGGAAATCCGCAAAATGCTCCCGTGGAAAGATGCCAACACCCTCTCTCCCGACCGGCAGGATGACTTCTGTAAGGCCATGGAAAGGGCTATCGAGCGCTACCGCAGCCAATTCTCCCAGGATTCCCGGGACGCTCAATTGACCGTCCCGCAGACCCTGACCCGAAAAAGCAACCTGCGGGCGATGGAAAAGGAACTGAGGGAAGCCCGGGGAGACGGTTTCCAGTCCATTTCCTACCTGGCCCTCCAGGATGCCCGCCAAGCCGGGAAGAAGGCCCTGGACAGCCACGCCAACTACAAACGCTTTGAAAAGTACGCGGCCCAGCACAAGAAAGCCTTCAACGCCTGGGTAGAGGACAAGCTGGCTCGCTGGCTCAATCCCGTTCCCCGCATCAGGGAGACGGGACTTCCGGCCACGCTCGAAAACATCACCCGGCACATGCTGGAGAGCAAGGGCATGGGAGCGGAACGAGGCCTCGTCTTTTCCACGGGACTTCTCCGTGCCAGGCAAGCCAGGCGTTTCAACAGCCTGGAAGAAATCAAGGCCAGCCGGAACAATCTTGTCACCACAGAAGAGGAAAAGGCCTCCCAGCAGAAAGCCCAGGACCTGATCCATCAATTCCAAATGGCCCTCAGCCGGATTGACGGGAGTTTTTCCGCTTTCGACAATGCCGTCAAAGCCCTCTCCCTGGTCAGGGGCGCCCCCACGCCCCAAAAAGTTCTTGCCGCTCTTTGCCGCCTCTACCGGGGGACATCCTTCCAGGGCCGCATCGCCAGAGACAGTCACCTCCCCGGACTGGGTTCGGCAGCCCTCTCCGCCCTTCATGCAGAACTGCGGGACTACTATGAAGCCGTCCCCCGGCGCTCCGTCCAGCTCCGGGAATTCTCCCACGCCGTTCTTCCCGCCGCCCTGCGGAAGAACAAGCAGGTCAGGGACGTTCTCAAGCGTCACCAAATCCGTCCTCTTTACCATGACGGAACCAGGGAAGGGCGTTTTCAGGCTCTTGCGTCCCTCATCGGCTCTTCCGCGTCCTTCTCCCTCGCTCCGGGGCCTTCCTGGCTCCGTTTGCCGAATTCGGACTACATGGCTTCCCTGTCGGAGGAGGAGCGGGCCATCACGGAAATGGCCCTTGCCTCCGGTACCTGGCTCAAGGCTCCCAATGGAGAACCCTCCCGCCTCACGTCCCGCCAGTGGGCGCAGGTGCGCACGGCTGCCTTCCGTGACTGGTTCGGGGACTGGCAACACGACCCCGCCCATGCCTCCCGCGTCGTGGATGAAAACGGGGAGCCACGCGTCGTCTACCACGGCACGCATCGCGCAGGCTTTACTGTTTTTGACAGCCGGAAAGGGAATCCATCCTCCGGAATCCTGGCAGGAAGTTCCTTCTTTACCGCAGATCCGGAAGTCGCCGCCTCGTACTACGGAACCCGGGAAAAGGCGGACCTTCGTTCTCCTCTTGCAAACACGGGAGCGCCCGGCATCTACTCCTGTTTCCTTAATTTTCGCTCCCCGCTAGAAGAAGATTTCGGGGGATTATGGTGGTATGAAAAAGGAGAGCCCTGGTTCGATTTGTACGATAAGCAGTCCGGCAGTTACATCTCCCCGCCGGACGGCGGGGAATACTGGACATCGGAGCAGGCGGCCATCGACTACATATCCTCCCACGGCCTCACCGACTACATGCTCATCAGGATATTCAGCAGCCGCACGATCCACACCGTTGTTGAAGAGGCGAAGCTCCTGCACAGGGATGGCGCTGTCATCCATAACGTCATCGACCCTGGAGACGACACCGGCAACAAGGTAACGGACACTTATGTCGCCCTCCATCCCTCCCAGATCAAATCCGCCACGGACAACATCGGCACGTTCGCCCCCTCCTCCCCGGACATCACCTTCTCCGTCATCGGCCCCCATGCCGCCACTTGGGAACAGTACAAAAAAAACACCTTCCGGGGCCGTGACGACGGCAAGCCCCGGGCGGAGATCGACGCCTCCCGGGCCGCCCTGAAAGACCGTGCCGCCCCATACCTGCCCACCCTGCGCCGGGAGCTCTCCGCCCTGCGCCATACCCTTTCTGCGGAAACGAAAAAGCGGATTGCCCGCTACCTCTCCCTCCACCGTCAATTCTACAGAAATAAACGGACGCTTCGTCCGGAAAACAACATCTCCAAATGGCGGGAATACCTCACCCTGGACCACGACCGGGAAAGCTGGGGGCGCCTCCTGTCCGCTGCCGTCCTGCGTACCGGCTTGTACAGTACCAGTCACCTTGCCGCCTCCGGCCTGACGGAGCAGGTCTCCTCGCTGGAACTCCTTCTGCGGGAAGACGACGGGCTGCTCCAATCCCTCGCAACCCTGGCAGCGGCCAATACCGCCCTGCCTCTGGACGCGTGGCTGGACTATCCGGAGTTGTTTGCGGCCTACCCGGCACTGCGCTCCATGCCTGTCATCCTCCAACACCTCAGCGGCTACCTCGGCATGTACTCCCCGGCGGAACGGGCCATTTACATCCACCGCAACCTGGACGCTCCACAGCAACTCCGCTCCATCCTCCTCCACGAGATCCAGCACGCCATCCAGCATATCGAAGGCTTTGCCTGGGGCGGCACGAGAGAATCCGCCAAACTCTTCTATGAATCCATGCGGGAAGCGGCTTATGAAGCCTACGATCAGGCCAGCCGGTTCATGTCCTGGCTCAATGCAAGGGACGGAATGATCTCCACTCTGGAATACATGCTCTCCCTGGCGCGCAATCCGCGCCGCGTCCTGCGGACTTCCTACCGCTATTCCTATGACGGTATCTCCCACAGGCTGACGGGGGAGGAACGCATCCTGGACATGGCCCGCTACGCCCTCAAGGACCTCTCCGGCCTGTTGGAACAATTCTATGACAGAAGCTGGAGCACGGACTCGCAATTTGAGCTCCCATGGCCCGGCAACTATGCGCTCAATACCCCTGCCGGTATCAAGGAATGCCTGGCGGCGGCCAAGGCCACTCCCAGCCGCCGCCTCGCCTACCGCCGCACTCCCAAGCCGGACATGGCCGCCCTGCACCGGGACTTTCTCAAATACGAACGCCTTTCATCCCTTTCCCCCTATGAACTCTACCGCCGCCTCGCCGGTGAAATAGAGGCCTGCGCCGTGGAACGCCGCAGCGGACTCTCCGCCGGGGAACGTGCCGAATCGCCTTTCAATGACGCTTTGGAATACCCGGGGGAGGCCCTGGTCTCCTTCTCCCCCCTGTCCGGACCTGCCGGAACCACTTTCTCTCTAACCTCGCTGGAGGAAATCGTTTCCGGCCTTGCCGCCCCGTCCATGCAGGCCACCCGCGCTTCCGAACTCGTAAAAGACTTCGGCAAGGCGGCGGAAAACTGGCGGCGGGTCATGTCCGGCAAGGAGGAAAAACCCTCCGCCCGCGTCGGGGCGGAGCTCTTCGGCATGATCAACTCCCTTCTTTCCTCGGCCCGCTACGTCCTGCCCAAAGGATACCGTTCCAATGTGGACTTGCAGATGCAATGGGCTTCCGTCTACGCGGCCATGGCGGAATCCGGGGAAATCCCCCCCAAGGGCACCCTCCGTTCGGGGGACTCCTTCTATAAAAAATTTGAGACAAGCATGATCAATGCCACCACTTCCGCCGCCACGCCGGAGGAAGTCCGGCAGATCCTGGCCTCCATCGGCAGCCAGCGCCTGGATCACGTCATGTCCAAGGTTCTGGACCGCGTGCGCACCCAGCTCGTCTATTTCGCCAAGGACGAGCTGTACCAAAAGACGATGCGGCGGGTGGAAGCCGTCTACCCCAAAAAGGAACCCGGCAAAAAATCTCCACGGGGCCGTCTGGAGGCGGCAGCCTACCGCACCCTCGCCCGCTACCGTCAGATGCTGGACGCTCAATCCCAGGCCAAGGCGGAGGCCATGACCACGCTGGAAGCCTTGTACAACCAGGAGGAAGACGAAGAAAAGCGGCAGGAGCACGAAAGGGATATTCTCGCTTGGAAGACATACGGGGATTACGCCGGGATGAGCCTCCCCCAAGCCCGGGAAGCCATGGAAAAACTCCTCGAATTCATCCTCTCCGGACGCAACTCGTGGGAAAGAAAACTGACCCGGGAAGCGGGCCGCATCAAATACGCCGCCCGTCAAATCCAGAAGAATCTGCCTGCCGTGAATTCGGGTTCCAGCCGGGCCGGAGCAAAAATCAGCCACCGTACCAAACTGCGCAAGCTGCTCTCCTCCCTCCCGTACAGCTTCATGAGCTACGCCCAGCTCATGCTGGCTCTGGAACCAGTCCTCGGCCAGCGCTTCTCCCGTGCCCGCATCAAGGAAATCACGGAAGCCAACGCCTCCCTGCTCAACGCCTCCAACGACCGCTCCGCGTGGCTGTCCGACACCATCCGCCGCATTGCCGGAGTAAAGTCTGAAAGCGCGGCGGAACAATGGCTCGTCCAATTCAACACGCCACAAGCAACGGGTATCCCCATCGCCCCGGTCCTCACCGTGAAGGTCTCCCTCTCCATTGAGGACGCGCAGGAATGGCTCTCCCTCTCCAGTCAAGAGCGGGAGGCTCGCAGACAGGCCATCCGGGAGGAAGACCGGCGCACGGAAACCCTCACGGAAAACGTCCCGGGGGAAGAAGACATCCCTCTCCTCCGCCAGGCCCTGGACGAATACGAGTCCCGCACCCCGGAGCAGCGGCAATGCCAGCACAACGTCACCTCGAAGCGGGAAGTCCCCAACACGGAAGCCGCCAGCCAGCTTATCTGCTCGCGCGACTGCGCCCTCTACGCCATCCTGCTCCACGAGCAGCCGGACTACGCCGACGTGTACGACAGCGAGGGCAACCTCATCCGCAAGGGATTCCTGCGCCGGGAGGGACTGGACGACAAAGGTATTGGAGACCTCTATGATTACGTCGGCCCGGACGGCCTGGAATACGGGTACGCCCTGCGCCGGAAACTCAATGAAACCGGCCTCACCCTCGCCCAGGTCTATGAAGAGCGCATGGGCGTTCCCTTCACGCTCAAGCCCGACTACTTCCGCGCCACTTTCGACCGGAACTCCACCAGGGAGAAGGACGCCCTCACCGAGCCCAAAACGGGCTCCATCGGCGGGGGCAAGTACGGCCTCCTCATTGACCGCGTTGTGCATTCCGAGAACCTGGACTTCTCCAAATCCGGCACCCTCGTCTTCCTGGCCGCCGCCGCGGAACAGGATAACTACATCTACACCTCCCACATTACGACCGCCTGGCGCGCCCTGCTGAAAAACAAACCGCTGGAGCAAAAGCTCAAGCAGCACCTGGGGGAAGACATGATGGGCAAGCTCTCCTCCTGGATGGACCTCATTGACGGCGCCAGCCTGGAAAACAACCGCGCCTTCCTGAACCTTTCCCGCATGCAGGGCATGCTTCAAAAAGCCTTTGCCATTTCCGTGCTGGCGGGCAACGGCTACGTCTTGCTCAAGCAGGCCACCGCCATCCTCCATGGTTTCTTCGCGGGCTGGGTGCCCTCCGCCATCCTCGAAAAAGCGGACGGAACCCGCGAACTCGCCCACAAGCACATCTCGTTTTCCTCCTTCCTCTTCCACCTCGCCGCCTCCAAGCTCGGCCTGGGGGACATCGCCATGAAGGAGGTTGCCGCCACGCCGTACTTCACCGCCCGCATGCGGGGGGAGGGAGCCATGCTCGCCCAGATCGGCAACCAGATGCCCGGCCAGCGTTACTCCCGGATGGAAAAACTTCCGGAGAAATCCATGGACCTGATCGAAGCCGTGGATGTCAAAGCCAACCTGCTTGCCATGCACGCCCTCGCCAACGCCTACTACGCCCGCTCAAGGAGCCTCAACCGGGAAAACGGCTCCCCCTTTACGGACGAAGAACTGCGCCAGGCCGCCCTGGAACAGGTCGGCATGTCATTGGAACTCGGCGCCCAGCCCCTGACCAAGACGCAAAAAAGCATGAGCCAGGCCGCGGGCGGAATTTTATCCAAGCTCGCCTTTGTGATGAAGTCCGAGCAGTTGAACAAAATTGGCCTCATGGCGGCGGAGTGGAAAACCGGCTCCGTGCGCAACCGCGTCTGCGCTGCACAGTCCTGGCTGGCCCTGGGCGTCACCTCGTCCCTGCTCGCCTGGTTCATCGCGTGGATCAAAGGCATGGAAGACGATGACGACGACAAGGCAAAGAAGTGGAAAAAGTACGGCGCCACCGCCCTCCTGGGCGACCTCACCACCATCCCCCTGGCCGGGGAGGGAGTCAACTACCTCGCCAGCCTCTTCACCGGGGAACATGTCTTTGCGGACTCCTACGCCCGCACCCTGATTGACGTTCAGGGCATCGCCCGCACCATTACCCGGGAATACGAACACGTTGCGGACAAAAAAGAAATGGACTGGGACACCCACTTCAACAACCTGACGGCCCTGGTCCGCGCCGCGGGCGTCGGCGGGGCCTTCTCCCGTTCCTCCTCCGCCATCGTCTCAAGCTACGGCGCACTTTCCCTCTCCGCCGCCACCGGCGCCAACATCTCCCGCACCGCCAAAGACCTCCTCACCCGCCTCTTCGGCACGCCGGAGGAAGACCGCAAAAAGAAGCATAAACGTAAGAAAAAGACTTCTTCTGAAAAATAATTTCCTCCTTGAACGATATTCGGTAGTTCATCAATATCACATTAAAAATCAAAAAAGTTTCTTTTTAATAATAAGTTTCCCGAATTTGAAACTTGACCTTAAAAGGAAACTTCACTAATTTTCTAACATCATGATGACGGAATGGACAATCCTGAATAATCTGCGGGAGAGAAACACCCTGATGGAAGGAATCCTCCGTTGGAAAGGGCTACTCGACGAAGAGCTGATGACCTTTCACACGCAGGGGGGAGACTTCCTCGCTATCCCTGAAATAAAAAAAGCGCTGCCTCCCATCATCCTAGATCGATTTGTCATCGAAGAGCGCGAACGAAAAAAACAGGGCAAGCCCCCGCGCCTGTTGCTTATTCCTTTTTTGTCTGAGGCAATTCTAAAACGTCTTGATGAGGAGGAACAGATCATGGCGGTGGACTTGTCCGGCAATGGTCTGATTAAGCAGCTCCCCATTTACCTTCGTTCTTCGGGCAGACCCAATGCCTATCCCGACACCCGCAGAACATCGCGTCCCTACGACAAAATTGCCGCTCAGGCGGCCATGATTTTGCTGGAACAAAAAATGTGGCCTGGACAGAAACCCGTCTTGGACCGTATCGCACTGCGGGGAGGTTCGATGGCCAAAGGGCAGTTGTCCAAACTGATTCCCTGTTACGAGGAGGACGGCATCCTGAGCAGGCCGGGAAGGTTTGAACTGATTGTTTACAATCCCTGTAAATTGCTGGACAGACTTCGGGAACAGTGGCGTCCCCCCGTCACGGAAAAAGGGCAGGATTATATCGTTGCTCCGGGGCTGGACAAGCGCAGAATTCTTCAAAAAGCCACGGAATGCGGAATTAAGTGGTGCGTTGCCCCACAATCTTCCCTGGGACGTTATGCGACCCTTGGCGAGAGCGGCCCTCTTTATCTATGGACGGAGGATCCCTCCTTTTTCCTGAAAGAAGGACAATTGGAAAAAACGGCCTCGCCCGCTTTTTCCCAGTTGAATTTGACCATGGTAAAATCCCCTCTCGCGTATTTCCAAACGGAAAGGGACAAAAACGGACTGGTCTGGTCCGGCCCGGTCATGACCTGGATTGAGGCGGCACGGGGCGACGCTCGCCAGCAGGAGACAGCCCATGCCCTGGCCCAAGCCCTTACCAGTTTCCACTATTCCACCTTGACTGCATTCTCCCGCTTATGAAAACCTCTTCCTTCGGCATGAATCAATCCCTTCAAGAAATTTGGCCCCAGTTGCAACAGCTCGATCCGAATGTTCAGATAATCGGGGGATATGGCCTCTATCTGAAACAGACCTGGCTGCGAGACTCTTTGGGAGCCGTCACTCATTTCATTCCAATGACTCAGTGGACGGGCGAAAGCATACCACGCACGACGAAAGATATGGATGTGGGAGTCAGTCCCTCATTGATTGCAAATCCCGGCAAGCAGGGAGAACTGGCTGAGGTCTTGCAAAACGCAGGTTTCCAGTATGTCGAATGGAAGAAACAGTGGGGTCTGTTCAAACAAGGAGAAGAAGGTGAGATTATTGAATTAGAATTCCACGCTCCGCTCCCTGATAACGAATACAGCAAAAACCTGCGAACCGATAGCCACCGGATCAAACCGCGTCCCTCCCTCCACTATGGCATCCATGGGCGCACAAACCCGGAACTGATCGGACTGGCTCACCCCTTTTTCTTCGATCTGGACGGATTGCGTCTGGCCATTCCCAACATCCTGACGGCGGCAACCATGAAACTTATGGCTTTTCAAGCCAGGTGGGAATCCTCACAGAATGTTGCAGGCAAATCCTCTGATCTTGACGAGGCGCAAAAGCATGCCAGAGACATCTTTCGTATCGTGGCAATGGAAACGGAAGAAGAAAGGCGTAACCTCCAGAAACTTCGCCAACACTTGGAGCAACAGGAGCTCTACCACAAATGCCAAATCATAGTGGACGATTACTTTTCCGCCCCGGGACGGCAAGGCTTCGATTTCACTTCCCGTTACTGGCACAGAGAGTCACAAATGGCTATTGCACAGGAATTGAGACTCTGGTTTGCCCTTTGAGAAATAGATAAGCAAATGTTTCCTTTCAGAACAAAGTTTCTCAAAAGAGAAACTTATTCCAAAAAAGAAACTTTGTTGTACATCAACAATTAACACTGTGATTTGTATTGACCTTTTGAAGCTCGCATGAAGGAAAAGAAAGTCTTCGGCTGCCATTTGAAGGAATACAATGTAGAGCTCAAAGGACGTAAATTATTGCAGAAGGAAACATTCAAGCGAGCAGACAATTATACGGAAGAACTCCTTCTGGATAAACGGCAAAAACATATTCGTCGTTTTCTAACGGCGGTCTTGGGAAAAAGGCCCCTACAAGAAAAAATTTTTACGCCTATGGTCAGGCTAGGCTCCTCTTCGTGCAAAGAGCGTTGGAGATCTTGTGTAAACATGAAGTGAAACTTTTTGCAGCAGCCATACCTAGAGGCATTCAAAAGCCCAAAGGATATGCCTCGGAAGGCTATCTGCGAAAAAACTTGGTATTCCTGTTTGAGCGCTACGCTAAATTCCTTGAAAGACAACACACAAATGGATTGCTCCTTCTGGACAGTGAGGAAGAAGTATTCGACAGCAAATTTACAAAACAGGTTCACAACTATTTCCTCCGGACGGATAAAGCCGACATATTGTCCCGGAACCTCTTTTTGTGGATTCCGTAAACAGTTACTTTATCGAGCTGGCGGACCTGTGCATCTACCTGCTGAACTGGGGGTACAGGAAAAACTGTTTCGAGAATATCCAGAATGACGAACGGAAAGAAGAACTCGTAACCCGCTTTACCCCCCTTTTAGACGGAATGGTTTACTACTCCGATCCTCCCAACAAACGAAAAAGAATCTGTGGCCTGGTGCTGACAGATTCTCCATATGAGAGTAAAAAAGAGGTAATGCAATCGGAGCCACCAGGGGCCGCTCCTCAGCCGAACCTCTGCAAGGATTCAACCATACGCGGAGATAATTATCAAATTTTCTTTTGTCATCCTTTATTCGTGTCCATCCCTCCCTCTAGGAAAGACTGGCAATGGACGCCGAAGAACCGGCCAGACGGAGACGTTCGAGGACATTCTCCTCGGGGCCCATCAGTAGTTTTCCTACCCGCCCTCCATCTCAAACGTTCATCAATCCCTGCTGGGTAGCAGTCATCCTCCCGTTGAGGAGAAGGGAAGCCTGGCCGGCAAAGGAGAGATGGGGGTGGAGTATCGCATAGGTAGAAACAAAAAGACCTCCCCGTGTGCGCATCACTATCGAGTCAACGGACTAATAGGCTAGGCGGGGGAGGTTTGTTGCCCACAAGGTTTCATATGCCTTGCCTATTGCCAATCATTTTGTGCCATTTCCGTACGTCATAAGGATCATTCCTGCTATGTTTCGATTCTGAGATTGCGCTCTTCTTCTCCAAGGAATATTTTATAGGAATGTCGGATCAAAGCAACTTCCCCAATAATACGCATATTGAAAGCTTTTTGGATTACTATACTGCATTGACTGCACCTCACTATGCTGTCTTGCTCACAGGAAAATGGGGAATCGGCAAGACGTTTTTCATCACCAGATATATGGAGAAAATTTTTCCTAAGCAAGAAGATGAATCAGAAAAAATTCCGAAAATAATTAAAATCAGTTTAAATGGAGTCCAAACGAAGGATGAAATTGATGATATGATTATTAAGGAATTTCATCCTTTCATGAATAAGAAATCCGCCAGATTGACTGGAAAAATATTTTCTTCTCTTTTAAAGTCGCAAGGTATCGATCTTGATAATTTGAAAACAGATGATTTTTTTAACATCTATCATCCTGAATCAATCTATATATTTGATGATTTGGAGAGATGCTGCATGCCGATAGAAGCATCACTTGGGTACATTAATTCCTTTGTGGAAAACAACAACTGCAAGGTGATCATTATTGGGAATGAGGAGGAAATTGCCCCCTATGCTGACAATCAAAAGAAAGCATCCTATAAATCCATTAAAGAAAAGGTCATTGGTAAAACTCTGCGGATGATGCCGGAAACGGAGAATGCTCTCAATTATTTTCTGGATCAACTTCAGAAGGGAGAAGGAAGGAAATTCCTGAAGTCTCAACGGGACTTGATCATTCAGATGTACCAGACATCCAAATTGGATAATCTACGTATCTTGCAGCAATCGCTTAATGATTTTGAAAGGCTGTACGCCTACCTTGAAGATAAGCATAAAAAACATGAGATGTTCATGAAAGACCTTGTCATGCTCTTTTTCATCCTTTCCTTTGAAATCAAAGCCGGACATTTTTCTTGTCATGATTTAGAGGAATGGCAACAGGATATATTAAGGAATAGTATGGGAGGATTATTCAGCACTTCAAATGATCCAGAAAAAGATAATGATAAAAATCAAAACAAAAAAGATTATTTATCAAAATACGGAGAATACTTTGTAAACATCATTGCATATAGAAACATTTTTTCCGAGTTGATGCTGTCTCATATTTTGGAAGATGGGTTCTTTCCTGAAGACGACATCAAACAGGAATTGGATGATCTTCCTGTTTATTTTCCATCAAAGGAACCATGGAGAAATCTATGGCACTGGAGAGATCAGAAAAGCGAAGAGTTGGATTCTATGTTGGAACAATTTGAACAAGATTTTAAAGAGAGAAAATATTCTGATATAGGTGTCATTCTGCACGTTTTCGGGTTGAGACTCTTTTTTTCAAAAAACGGTTTGCTTACCCAAGGAACCGCCGAGATTGGAAAAGAATGCAGACAGTATGTTGATGAAATAGTATCGTCCCTATCAGAGGAAAATTTTGATTTTGAAACATCTCGCCTTACAGGGATGTACGGACTTGGATTTTATAAATCGGATTCGGAAGAATGGTTGGAATTAAAAGATTATTTGAAAGATAAATTCTTGGATAAAATTAATGACAGATTCAGAAAATCATTAAGAGATCAATTATTATATAAACAAGAATTGACAGGAGATCAAATCAATAAATTGAATAATACAAATTTTCAAAATATTAGCATCCTTGAGCTATGTGGTGTTTCTTTTATTTGCAATTACCTAAAAGATGCTTCTTACGACAACGGGCTCGGATTACTCTATATCATAACAAATAGATTTTATCGAGAAGGGACTGATACAAAATCAAGGGAATGGGAATGTCTCCAATCTATCAGAGAGAATCTTGATACAATTCAAAAAAGAGCTTCAAGATGGGACAAGTTGAAGATACAAAATTACATCCAATATATAGACAATGAAGCTTCCAAAAAAATTGGCCCACCCAGCGTTACGAAAAGATGTAGTGAAGAAGAGTCAGCCCCCTCACCATCGCATTCCGTTGAAAAATCCTGATGAAGATTTCCCTCCCTCCAGCAAAATACTCAATGTCCTCTGACGGCAGTCTTTCCTTTCCTGGCTGGAAAGCAGAATAAGCCCTTTCTTACCTGGCGAAGTGACCCTCTTTTGAGAAAAAGATCTCTTATGGATAACTTTCTTGATTTCAATCACAATAAGTAATTCTCCAAAAATCGGTTGATATATTATCATTCTATGATATGTTGAAATTTACCGTGAAAGCTCTCATCTCTTCATTCATATTCTGGATAATGTTGTCCATGGTCTTGGTATCAGGAGCAACTCCTGCCTCAGATTTTTCATCTCCGGCGGCGGCTTCCTCCTTTCAGTCAGGAGGCAACATGCAAATATCTCCGAGCGATCTGGAACGAGCCAGCGCTATTCTGAAAGATAAGGAGAGCATGATGCTGGCAGCCCGTTCATCCAGTTGTTCTACCCGGTGCTCGACAAGTTGCTCCACAAGCTGCTCAACCCGGTGTTCGACAAGTTGCTCTACCAGCTGTTCCACAAGTTGTTCGACGAGGTGTACCTCAACGCGTAGGAGCACTTCCTATCCTTCTCGTACATCATCTTATACCCAACCTTCTAAAACAGTGACCCCGGTCGCTCCCATATCCCAGAAGGAACCAGAAAGACCGAAGATCCAACCAGACCAACAACGGGAAATTTACTGGGAAGACGGATACTCTTGGAAAATCCATAATGCCACCTGTTCTCAATTCGCCAAAGGAAAAGGGTCTCCGACCACGGTTCCACTTGGAGAAGATTGCCCCAAATGTGGTGGCAAAAAGAAGTCTCCCATGACGGATGGAACAGTTAAATTGATAATTTCTCCTGCGGCGCAGACATCGTCATTATCCCCTAAACCATCCCCCGAAACAACTGTATCGCAAAAAGCTGTTTCTTACTGGGTGACTTATTCTTCAGGGAAAATTCACAATCAATCGTGCCGGTATTACCAATCTTCCAACGGATATCTGACAACTTCTCCTCAAGGAACAGATTGCAAAATTTGTGGCGGGAGAAACGGCAAATAATGATTGCCTGAATTTGGAGTAAGTCAGAAAAGCGTTTCACTATTCCCATTCTGTCATCATGCAGAAGAATCGTGTGAAACGCTTTATCTTGTTCTTTTCCCTCTGTTTTGTTGCGGGTAATGGCTTAGGCCATGCTTTTGTTTACACGGCAATTTTGGGGATAGTTCTATCCCTTCTAGTTCTTGAAAGTTACCCTGAGCGTCCCAAAAATTTGTTCAGCTGTATTGCCGTCCTGACGGCTATATCCTTGGAGCCTTCCCTGGGACATTCGGCAAGCCTTTTAGCTATACTTCTAATAGTTACAGGGCATCGTTCCTTGGCAGCCTCCTTTCTTTTCTCTCAACTTCCGACGTTAATCAGTCCATTTCTTCCTTGCCCTTCATGGGTTGTACTCTCCCCTTTCCTTGGCATTGGCCTAATGGTGGCAGCAACGATTTTCTTCCTCTTCTTTCCAAGATTTCTCCGTTGGGGATTCACAGGAATATGCATGATTTACGGAATCTTGTTGATATTCACAACTTGTTCCTCATGGAATCTTTCACCGGTCCCTGAAAGAAATGTTGCGCCTGGATATCAGATTGGGAGCGCCTTGGAAAAAATCACGGGCAAACCGGGGACGGGTGCAGGGCAGCTTGTATATAATAATACAGAGTATCAAAAAGTCACTCTGGCAGGGACTCTGTACCTAGATCATGATGCTTATACGGACTGGGACGATGGCAATTTCTACCAAGGCCGTCCTTGGAGTAGAAATCTCATCATGGCGGGAGAACCTTGGCGTATGGCCGTCCAAAGGGATGGTATCCTCATCTCCAACATTGGTTCTGCTCTCAAACAGGATTCCTACCATCCGCTCTATGGGCAAATGGACGGCTTTACCGTGGTCCCTTTGGCTCTCAATGAACAATATAAATTGATTCTAGCGGATTCCGATTTCGTCGTAAATGGTATGGCTCCCTACCAATCTTCCCTGATCCGACGAATCACAGGAACAGATCCGGGATTTCTGGCTTTCCATATCATCTGTTCTTTAATCCTCTTTATCTTGCCATGGTATGTTTGCCCCTGGCTACCCTTATTTCCAGTACTGGCTTACTTGTGTGCGGTTTGGTGGCCAATCCAAGGTGAAATTCGTTATATTGGTAATCATCACTACTGGCCCCACACTGAATTGGGTGAGGGCATCGTTCGTCATCTTCAGGATTGTGGCATGAATGTGATCTTTGGATCAGTAGGAACAAAACTACTCGTTGTAGGTTCAGATTACACTGCGTCCTGGAAGAATGAAAAAATCATCATCCTAGAACCGGGAGCCAAAGTGAAAATCAAGGGAACAATCTATGAAGCTCAGGATGTTCCTATGGGTGAGTGGGATGGAATTCTGGATGCCCGGTCTATTCTGAAAAATGGAGAAAAACAACCTTCCCCCATCATAAAACTTGAGCAGGTTACCATAATAGCAACCGGTTCTCCAACAACATTGGAAACCCAATATTTTCGTTCTCTCTTATGAATACCATGCGCTTGCTCACTTTGGTAGGTCTCGTCTTCTGCATGTTCAATGCCCTCATCTGTTCCTATTCGGCAGGGATTGTTTGCATGGTCGTTCTTATTGCAAGTACGCTGGCGTATCGCCCCACTATATCTTGGAAGATTCTGCTGCACACGGGGATCATCTTGGGCACAGTAGCGTTGCTCATGGCAGGATTGCCTCACGGCCCTTGGGTCTATTGGAGTATTCCCACAGCCATCTGCTTGTTGGCAGCTCTATTGATTCGCTTGGCGGAGAAATATCCCCAAGAACGCCTGCTGGGAATCATTCTTCTTTTTGGTGCGGGATGGTGTTTAATGCATTCTTCTCTTCCCTCACTCCTGTTACAACAGACGCAGAGTCGGTCTCTTGCTTATTTGGAAAGAGGGCATTGGGGGATATCCCAGTCGCATGACAACTCACTTGTCATTCGCAGTCAGTACTCCTACGATATGGTAAAAAAGATCATTGGGAGTCGGGATATTCCCAATCTATCCAGGTTGGAGGCCTATACGGATTTGTGGATGATTACTCCAACTCAGCCGTTCTCCTCACAAGAAATAGAAAAAATACGAAAATGGGTTCTCAGGGGAGGCCGCTTGGTTGTAATCACGGACCATACAGATCTATTTGGTCATGCCTCTGTACTCAATCCTCTTTTAGAATCCATGGGACTCCGTATTCAAAAGGACTGCATCCTTGATTCGACAGGGGACGGTGGCACTTATCAAAATCTCTTCCAAAAATTTAAAGGACTCAGTGCTAACAGTTTTTCTGGACGGGGAGAAACTTGGTTGGTTGAAAATGGATATTCGGAACGTACTGACTACAGCAAAAATTCCTTCTTTTCAGATAACCAAATATCAGATGAAGAAATACCTGGTATCTATCCTATTGGCCTCACTTCTCCTTTTGGTTTAGGAAACATCGTCCTTTTTGGAGATAGCACTCTGTTTGCCAATTTTGCACTGTCTCGTCCCTCTGCTCAACACCTCTTGCAAAAAGTCGCAGATGCTGGGCCTCCGTTACCATTTCACACAGGCACAGCTATGATGCTTCTCCTGTTTTGGAGTGTTTCCAGAAAACGGAAGATAAAAATCCTGGCAGGCATGATCTCTTTTCTCTTGTTGATTGCTATGGTAATACAACTTTGTAGACCGGCTTATAAGCTTTCTTATGCCTTTTCCCCCATCCTGAACGTATGGGGTGATTGGTCGTTAGCTGAAAACGACCACGCCAAGTATTCGACTCTCTTTGCAACAGCTTTTTCCAAATCTCCCATGTTCCCCGTATGGAAAGAAACATCTCGGAATTCCAATCGCATCGTATTTTCCAATGGATATACACTGGAAAATTCAGTTTCTGAGGAATGGTTGCCGGACCCATCTTGGGAAAAACGTTTGAATATGAACCCCTCCCTCAGCATGGAACAATTTATGACAGCATTGGACCACGATTCATGGCTGTCGTCTTTCTGGTTTGATGATGGAGTGGGCCTCTTGAAAAACAAAGCCTACGAACAATTTTGGAAACAGGTTGCACAAGTTGAATCAAAAAAGGAGAATTTAAAACTATCCTTGATGAAACAAGTCAAAGGAACCTTGAATTTCAATGGAATCACAGTTCCTGTGACGGTAAAGCTGTTTCATATTCAAGGACATCATCCATGGGTGATTCTTGGCGATTGGATCATAGGTAAGGAAATATCATCAGGAATGATACTCATTCGTTCCAACTGGCAGCATCCTTCCTGGGGTGACAAAGATGCAGTTTTTCAATACATCCCTTAAAATCAATTACCTCCTCCTAAACGAAAATTCTCTCCCTTTGCCTTTTCCGGGGAAATCGTGGCATCTGTTTCCATCTTCCTTCCTAATCTTTTCTTGATTGGAAAATTATTTATTTTGAATCTTGACACAAGGGATTTGAAGATTGATTGTGTAGAGTGACAGGAAGGTTTTTATTCCTGCTTTTCTGTCCTGTGTGTGCTCAAACCATTCATTTTGCGTCCTGTCATGAATACGCCTGTTTCAGATTCCGCCTCTCCGGCCTCCAATCCGGAAAACGCCACCCCCGCCTCCCGTCTGCCCGGGGCGGCCCCCTCGCTCTCCAGCAGCGCTGCTCCGGTTTCCAGTTCCTCTGCTCTTCCCTCGTCTTCGGCAAGCTCCAGCGCCCCCTCCTCATCGGCTAGCTCAAGTTCTCCGTCCTCGTCGGCTAGTTCCAGTTCTCCCTCATCTTCGTCAAGCCCTCCCACGTCCTCATCGAGCAGCAGTGTGCCCTCCTCTTCGTCAAGTTCCAGCGTACCATCCTCTTCGTCGAGTTCCAGCGTGCCGTCTTCCTCGTCAAGCAGCAGTTCTTCTCCATCTTCTTCGAGCAGCAGTTCCTCCTCTTCCTCCAGCAGCTCCTCTTCGGAGCCTTCTTCCAGTTCGTCCTCCGAGTCATCCTCCAGCTCCAGCAGTGCTTCCCCCACCCAGGAAGACACTCCATGCCAGCCCTGCAACGATCCATGCAATGAAAGCTGCGCCAACGGGGACGGGGACTATGCCGGGCGCATCGGCTTTGGCGGCACGCCGGATGGCGGCATGTGCGAAGGGTCCGTCAACGTTGGCGGCGCCCCCTCCGGGGACAACCCTGCCCGGGTGGCCAACTCCCCTCTTGCGGATGCGGGGGATGTCAACTGCGCCGTCAAGGTCGGTTTCGCCACTCCCATGGGCATGACCGTCCGCTACGATGCTTCCACCAGGTCCGTCCAGGTCAACCAGTCCGCGGGCGGCTCCCTCTTCTTCAAGGGCATTCCGGGGAACGCGACGGCCAGCCGCGACGGGATCACGCGCCGGGGCATTGCCCTCGGACAGTTCCTCAAGGCGGACATGACCCCCTGTACGGACAATTCCCCGGCCTTCGTCAAAATCGTCCAGGGGGACGGTTCCTCCCAGACGCTTGACCTGGCCTCCGGGCAGGTCCACTCCATGACCACCAGGACCGGGGCCGTCATTCCGAAAAGCTCGTTTGACTCCCAGGTGGAAGTCACCAGGAACTCCCTGGGGGACATCGAACGCATCGCCAGCTCCAGGGACGGCGTGCTGGAATTTGCACGCACGCCCAACAAGCTGACCATCTCCCACTTCCCCCCGGCACGGCTCGCCAGGAACGCCCGCGGGGAAACCCTCCCCCAGGGCACTCCCGTCAAGGTCTACACCTATGAATGGAACCCCTCCGTCAGGACGATGAACATCACCACCCAGGAGGCCGGGCACGAAGCCCTCGTCAAGGAACGCCGCATCGAGGGGAACAAGACCATCATCACCGAAGGCTCGGGGGACGAGCGCATCGTCACCACCTATGAGCGCAACATGCTTCCCGGAGACAAGTGGGAGGAAATCAAGACCGTCCAGGGATTCCGGGAAACGGCCCCCTCCTTCTGCGAGCGCGTCGTGAAGAAGTACACGGACGGCGGATGGCTCGTCCTGAGCCGCACGGAGGGCTACGGCACCGCGCTGGCCCGCACCACGTCCTACACCTATAACAGCCAGTTCCGCGTCTCCGTCAAGGCCCTGCCGGACGGCGGCTACACCCGTTACGAGTACGACTCCCAGGGGCGCGTCACCATGGAAGCCTCCCCCTGGACGGACGGGGACTACGAATACGTCGTGCGCACCACCTACGCCGACCTGCGCTTCAACGACTGCCGCCCGGCCACCAGGCAGGTCTCCCTGGAACACGTTTCCACCGGGCAGGAGACCGTACTCAAGACGACCACCTTCACCTACGAGGACTCCCCCCTCCTCAACCGCATCACGACCAGCATCCTCGCAGCCGGGGAAACCGTGCCCCTCGTCAAAATCCGGGAACTCTACGGGGAACAGGCCTCCAATGAATACTCCCGGGGGCGCACCCGGATGAAACAGGGATTCAACGGCGTCCAGAAGGTCGCTGTCTATGAAGACACAACCTCGTACGGCGCCCGGTGGAAGGTTACGACGGAAACCCGCGTCAACGGCGCCGTCATGCCGGGCCGCAGCGAACGCACAATCCAGTACATCGCGGAGGATGAAACCCTCCTGCGCAATGAGAAATACGTCCACACCGGCCAGGGATGGAGCCTCGTCTCATCCGCCGGTTACGAGTACGACGGGGAAAAACGCCTGATCAAGACCACCCGCGGCAATGGCCGCGTCAGCACGGCGGAATGGGGATGCTGCGGCCCTCTGCGCCGCGTGGACGAGGATGGCGTGATTCTCTCCTACGGCTACAACTCCGCCCGCCAGCTTGTGGAAATCATCCGCTCCGCCACGGCGACGACTCCGGAATCCATCACCACCTACACGCGGGACTCCTTCGGCCGCGCCCTCTCCATCCGGGAAGACATCGGCGCCATGAGCCGCACGACCGCCAGGACCTACGACATTCTCGGACGCCTGACCTCGGAGACGGACGCCCGGGGCCTCACCACTGCGTACAGCTACCAGAACAAGGGGCTGCGCAAAATCGTCACCCTCCCCGCGGGCGCCCAGGAAACGACCGACTACAACAAGGACTCCTCCCTGCACGCCCTGGCTGCCGCCGGGAAGCGTCCCGTCTCCTACTCCTATGCCGCCGAGGAGGCCTTCTGTACGACCATCCGCAGCTATTCCTCCTCCCAGGTTCCCGGCAGCGAGGAGACCGACTGGCTCGGCAGAAAACGCCGTGAATACCTCGCCCCCGTCGATTCCTCCCTCGCCATGCAGCTCGTCGCGGAGAAGAGCTACAACGCGAAAAACCAGCTCGTCTCGGAGAGCAGGCTCGGCGTCCCCTTCCTCTACGAATACGACGCCATGGGCAAACTCTCCCGCAAGCTCATGCCTCTCTCTCCCGAGCCCACCCCGCAGAATTCCCGCATCGTGGAATACGTCCGCACCTATGAAGAGCGTGCCGACGGGGTGTACTCCGTTGTGACCGCCACCTCGTATGACGCCTCCGGCCAGCCCCTCTCCCGGTCGCGGGCGCAACTGGTTTCGGAACTCAGCCCCACGCTGGAAAGCAAGACCGTCTCGACGGATCTGTACGGCAACGTCACCATCGAGTGGACGCAATACGACGGCGACGGAAAGCGCACGTGGCGGCGCACCATCCCCACCTCCTCCGTCATGGCGGAAATCCGCCTGGAGGACGGCTTCGCCACCTACCGCAAGGACCACTCCGGAACCGTGACGACCGCCTCGCGCTCCTTCACCTCTGCCGGTACGACGGTGACGGAGACGGATGGCCGCGGCATTGCCGTCACCGTCAAGCGCGATCCCGCCGGGCGCGTCGTCCTCGTCAGGGACGGCGCCGGGAAGGAAACCGCCACGGCCTATGACCCCGTCACGGGCCTGCCCTCCCTCGTCACCAACGCCCTGGGCTTCACCACCTGCTATAAGTACGACTCCTGCGCCCGCCTCACCGCCGTATACGGCACCGGGGTCCAGCCCGTCTGCTGCGGGTATGACGCCAACGGCAACCTCTCCTCGCTGACGACCTCCCGCGTACCTTCCGGCTCCATCGTCACGGACCCCACCGGGCGCACCGACGGGGACACGACCACCTGGGTATACGCCTGGCAGGGGGACCTCCCCATCCAAAAAAACTACCCGGACGCCACTTCCGAGCACATGGCCTACGGCGCCATGAACCGTTTGATCTCCACCACCAATGTCCGGGGGGCAACCTCCTCCCGCACCTACAACCCCCTGACCGGGGAACTCCTCTCCATCGTCTCTTCGGACGCCGCCACGCCTTCCGTCACCTACTCGTACAACCACCTCGGCTGGATCACGGGCGTGACGGACGGTTCCGGAACCCGCACCGTGGAGTATAACCACTACGGGGACATCACCGGGGAGACCTTCGCGTCGAATGCTTCCGACTACAGCCTCCTCAACAGCTACGACGCCCACGGGCGGCTGGATGAATACGGCCTCTCGTCGGCCACCTCCAGCCTGTTCTCCACGGCCATCGGATACGCGGCGGACGGCAGGATCGGCACGGCAGTCCTCACCTCCGGCGCCCTGGAGCAGAGCTTCGCCTTCGATTACCTGCCCGGCTCCGAATTCATCCGGAGCATATCGCTCCCCGGAAGCCTCCTGGACGAGCGTTCCTACGAGCCGGACCGCGACTTGCTCGCATCCGCCCGGATCAGGCCATCCTCTTCCTCCTCCCCCCTGGCGGAGCGTTCCTACTCCTATGACGATCTCTCCCGCCTCACCGCCCGTTCGCAGAAACGCGGTTCCGGTGCGGCGGCGTCCCACTCCTTCTCCTACAATGGCCGCGGCGAACTCATCGGGGCCACCCTGGGGACGGACGCCTACCAGTACGCCTACGACAACATCGGCAACCGGCAGACGGCCATGGAGACGGGAACCTCCACGGCCTACACGGCCAACTCCCTGGACCAGTACACCCTGCTTGAGAAGACGGCGGAAAGCTTCACCCCGGCCTACGATGCGGACGGAAACCAGACGAAAATCCTGACTCCCACCGGTATCTGGAACGTCCTCTACGACGCGTGGAACCGTCCCGTCCGCTTCACGTCGTCGGACGGTGCCACCGTCGTCGAATGCGGCTACGACGCCGAAGGGCGCCGCCATTCCAAAAAAGTGACGCTCCAAGGCTCCGTCATCATCCTGCATGAACGCTACCTCTACCGCGGGTACGTGCAGGTGGCCTCCCTGAACCTCCAGAACGGCAGTTCCGTGAACCACGCCCTCCTGTGGGACCCGACCGCCCCCCGGGCGACGCGTCCCCTCGCGCTGGTGAAAAACCACCAGGCCTACCTCTTCGGGCATGACCAGAACAAGAACGTCACGGAAGTGTTCGACATCACCGGGCGGCTCGTCGGCCAGTACGACTACTCCCCCTTCGGGAAAAAGGCCTTCTCCGGCACGGTCGCCAGCCCCGTGCAATGGGGCAGTGAAGTCTGTGACGAAGAGACGGGCCTCGTCTATTACAACTACCGCTACTACAACCCGCAGGACGGCAGGTGGGTGAGCCGCGATCCCCTCGGGGAGGAAGGCGGCCTCAACCTCTACGCCTTCGCCGGGAACCGCATGGTGTCGGACTGGATGGGCCTGGAAGAAGAATCGGGCAGTGGTTCTACCCCCGTTGTTCCCGGAGATCCCGGCACGCCCGCGCCGACAAACGGCCAGACTTGCCCGAATCCTCAACCCGAACCCGAAGAACCAAATGCGGGAAACGATGATGATGATGATGATGAAACTGATGATCCGACTACCCCGGAAGACGAGGACGACTCGAAGAAGAAAGAAAAAGAGACGGTGGGGATGGTGGGGATGGTGGGGATGGTGGAGAAACTAAAGTTCCCCCCAGCGCAATTAGGGAAAAACCTAAAGGAGATCCACCTATTAAAGTTCAGCTTACTGATGATGGTGTGAGTGTAACAGGAACAGGAAAAACTCCTGGAGGAACAAAAATTCAAGGAACTTCTACTCTAAACACAAATGGGGATGTTGGAGGAAAAGCAACTGTGACAGTGCCTCTAGGAGGAGTAGATGTAGGTATAACAGGTTCGGGGTCATCAGCTGGTGGAGGCAGCGGTTCAGCAGGAGTTGATGTGTCAGCTTCTGTAGGTGGTATCAAAGGATACATTGGAGCAGGGTATGATACCAAAACCGGTGCAACGGGCTCAGCGGGAGTTAGTATACCATTGAGTCAACGTTGGAGTATGAAAGCTGGAGGAACGACGGATTATAGAGGTAATCATTCAGGGGTCCTTTCTTTTGACTACACTTTTTGATTAATTGAACCATGAAAATAAATATATTATGAAAAACATGACATTCAACTTGTCTTTGGCTGCTGCCAAAGACAGAACTCCACAAGACATCCTCTGGCGTTTTCCTGCCCGGCTGTCTCTCTGTTTGCTCGTTTCGGGACTGTTTCTTCAAATGCCCGCTGCATTAGCCCAGCAACAGGAAACACCTGAAAAAACAGTTGTTACGCAGGAATCTCCGTTTGGTACATATGGCAGTTTTGAGAAGCTCTTACGGGCTGCTGAAGAGGGCAATGCAGATGCGCAGGCTCAAGTGAGTATCTGCTATGGGAAAGGTAACGGCGTCACTCAGGATTACGGGAAAGCGTTTACCTGGGCAATGAAATCTGCCGAACAGGGGAATGCCAAGGGAGCATCTATTGTTGCTAGTTGTTACCTGCAAGGGAAAGGAATCAGGAAAGACATGCCCCTGGCGGTAGAATGGCTTCAAAAAGCTGCCAGACAGGGGGATGCTGAAGCGCAATATAATTTGGGAGTAACGTATTATTACGGAGTTGAAGGAATTCCCAAAGACGAGAAAAAAGCTTTCCCCTTGTTTGAAAAATCAGCAAATCAAGGAAACCGGAATGCTCAATATAATCTGGGCTTAATGTATTATTTAGGAGCCGAAGGGGTTCCTCAAGACGAGAAGAAAGCTTTTTTCTGGTTTGAAAAATCAGCAAAACAAAACCATCCGGATGCTCAATATTATATGGCAGCATGTTATTCATTGGGAAAAGGTGCAAAAAAAGACATCTCTCAGGAATTTTATTGGTTGGAAAAATCAGCGGAACAAGGCCATCCGGATGCTCAATATAATTTGGCTTGCTTATACTTCAATGATAAAGATGTACAGGAAATTCTGAATCAATCGTCGAAACTGATATTTGAAAAAACAAAAGACCAGTCACAAGAAATTGCTCAAAAAAAATATTCGCAGATAGAACCTGAAGTACAGAGCAAGATTGAGAAAATGGTCTATTGGTTCAATAAAGCAGCGGAACAGGGGGATGCTAATGCCCAGAACAATATGGGAATATTCTATATTCTGGGATTGGGAGGATTGCGCATGGACACAATTAAAGCAATGGAATGGTGGAAAAAAGCGGCAACACAAGGACACGCGGAAGCGCAATATCATTTGGGAGGCTGTTATTCCGGGGAAATACCATATTTTAAAGATATTCCTCGTGATATCCAGGAATCACGGAAATGGCTTCAAAAAGCGGCGGACCAGGGACATGAAAAAGCTAAGGAAGCATTGGAACGTCTCTTCCACACAAAAGCTTCTTCCTGAGAAACCTATTTCCAATACCCGGTCAGTTCCGGAATGCCGCTGGTTATGTCGCTTCCCTTGTGGTTGGTCCGGACGAGCATCGGCTTGGCGGCCAGGATCAGGTCGCCTCGCCGGACAAGGGGAGCCCAGATGCGGTCATCCTCGCCTCCCCAGGAGGAGAGGAAATCTTCCATCGCCTCCGCGTACGCCGGGCGCACGGCAAAGGCGGCCATGCTGCGCAAGTCTCCCGTGACTTCCTTCCATTCCCCGCAATCAAGGACGGCGCTCCCCTCGTAATGCAGCATCACGGCTCCAGCGGTGGCTGGCGCCTTGCTGAGGATATCCCGCAGCTTCACGTCAAACTCCGGCATCACCCGCGCGTCGTCCTGGAGGATGACCACCCATTCCTCTTCGCAGCACGCGGCCCACGCCAGCGCATTCCGCATGGCCCGCTTGCAGCCCACCGCGCGGCGGATGTAGTCCGGGTCCGTCTTCAGGCGCGGAATGCGGTAGGCCTCCAGGTCGCTGTACTCCTCCGGCGCAGCTTCTTCCACGGCTTCCAGGCGCACGCCGTCCACCCACTCCCAGGCCAGCCCCTGTTCCAGGAGCCGGGCGCTTAGGGCCTCCCTCTTCGGGGAGCCGGGCAAACTTACGACGAGTATCTTGTACATGGCATCCGCTCTTTTGCTGTTGTCTCAATCCCCGGCTCTAGGGGTTCCCGGGGCCTTGTCGATCCCGGGGACGAGAACGTCAAATGTCTTTTCGGAATACTGGGCCTGGTACACCTGGATAGGCCCGTCTCCGTCTTCCCGGAAAAGTTCGACAATCTTCTTAACGCTTTCCGCGTCCTTCCGGCATTTGATTCCCAGGATAATCCCCGTCAAATACTTGTGGAAGCAATCTACGAAATAGTCCTCCTCCTTCCTAACATCCTTCTCCGGCAAGGGGATGAATATCCGCAGTTCTTCCTCATAGCTCCAAGCCGGGTCTTTTGTAACATAGGCTTTGTCAATGCCGCAAACTCCACCATTTCCGAACGTAGCCAATGCAAATCCAAACTGTGCTCGTTCTTTCCGGTAGATCATGTCTAAGAGCAGCCAGCGGTTTGTCACTGCATCACGGACGGGAGAAAAAGAAAACTCCTTCATATCCACGGATATGTCGAGGATGTGATATTGGAAATCCTTTTCTTCTTCATACGGAGAGGAAGAAATCAGGGGAAAAGTAAACTCCAGGCATACTCCCTTGTGTTTGTCTCCGTAATGCCCCCACATCGCTCCGGAATTGTAAAGGGAGGAAAAACAGATAAAGCTCAGTTCATAAATTTCCTGGAGGGCTTTTCCTTCCGCTCCGGCGGGCATGAACTCATAGGGATCGTTGCACTCGTCAATGGTGCGCACCTTCAGGGCTCCTCCGGCCAATATTTTGAGCATGTTCTCATACGTCATGTAGATATAGGCCTTGATCTCCTTGGACTCCGTACCGTCAGAACTCTTTTCCATCCCGCCTTTTTATCTTTTTTTGGAAGTGCTGTCACGCCCGGAATTGCCTTCTTTTCTGACTCCAAATAGAACAAAAACCATAACAACTGCTATACCGGCTCTCTCCTAAGAGAGTTGATGAAGAAAAAGAAACTTCCCTTGATACTCGTTAAATGGCTTGAGCAATTACCTTAAAATACCATAATCAAAGCATGGTCAGTACCGATGCTACTACATCACTTACAGTATTCATTTCATACGCATGGTCAACGGAAGAGCATGAGAAAAAAGTTTTCGAGTTGGCGGAACGGTTGATGTCAGATGGCATTTCAGTGATCTGGGATAAGTGGGATTTAAAGGAAGGACAGGATAAGTATGCTTTCATGGAAAAGTGCGTCGTCGATACCGGTATCAAGCGGGTGCTGTTGATATGCGATGAAGTCTATGCGACGAAAGCAAATGAGAGAAAAGGCGGTGTGGGGAATGAAACAACTATTATATCTTCCGAGGTTTACGGAAAGGCTGCACAGGAAAAATTCATTCCTGTGATCTTTGAAAAAGATGATAACGGAGAAGCTTATTGCCCGGCCTATATAAAAACTCGAATCTACATAGACCTTTCTGATCCTGATATATACGACCGGGAATATGAAAAACTTTTGCGGAACTTGTACGACTGCCCGGCTTATCAAAAACCGGCCCTTGGCCGCAAGCCGGAGTGGCTTGATGAAAAAAATGTGAATCTATATTCACTGGAAAGAATGATCAGGCAACTCAAGTCGGATGACGGCAGAAGCAAAAAAAAGCAGGATATGCTGCTGCGGCAGTTTCGGGATGAATTCATCGAAAAACTTTCCCAATATGAGATAGCCGGAAATATAACCGGTACGCAGGTCGTCGATAAAATAAGCGAACTAAAACCCCTCCGGGATATGTATATGGAATACCTCTCCACAATCATTTCTCTGGAGGTTTCCTTGGAAGATCTCATAACGGACTTTATGGAAACTTGCTATAATAGAATCCATGAAAAACCTTCATCTCACCAATATGGTGACGATCATTATTTATTTTTTATCTGGGAAATTTTTATATGTACTATAACGACTCTGTTATACTATGAAGAATTTGAAGTTATATATCAACTAATCAATCATACATTTTTCTTGAAACGATACGGAAATTTAGAAGAGGAAACAAATTTTATTAAATTCAGATGTTATCTTGAAAGCATAGACAAAATTTATCCTGAAGAAATAAATCAATCGCCTTGTAGATTTTCAAATATGGCAGACATTTTACTCGCGAGAGAAAGTAAGCCAATCCTGACGCGTAAAAATCTGATCTTTGCAGATCTATTGCTCTTCCAATTATCCAATCTTTTTCTAGATAATGAATTTCGTCTGTGGTTCCCTGGAACGTATTGTTATGATGGATACGGATGGGAGCAAAAAGAAAAATGGAGAAAGATGAAATCTCGAAAATATTGTCAGAAAATTCTCCCCCTTTTTGGAGTCTCAAGTATTGATCAACTTAAAAAGTTAATGAGCGGAGAAAAAGTTCGAGAAGAATACAGATATAGTGGAAGTTTCGAGAGGGCGTTAGTTATTTCCGATAGTATTAAGATCGAAGAAATCGCTTCACTGCCATAATTGCTTTTCGGCGACCATTCTACTTGTCGGAGGAACGGTTTCTCCCAATCGTTTTACGTTTCTGACGGGCTTTAGCCTTCTAAAAATATTCTGTTCATACATGAAGAGGCTTCACTACTCTTAGCAGAATGATTCCAGCGCTCCTTCGTCCGGAGGCGGCAGTTCCCAGAGCGAGCGGGAACCATCCAGCCTCGCCAGGGTCACGGAGGGGCCTTGGAAATTTTCCCCCTTCCATTCCAGTTCCATCGGGTCCCACCGCTTCCAGGCCAATGTCAGCGTGTCCCGGGTCTCCCCGCCGAGTTTCCACCATCCGAAGTCCGGGGAGGACGCCCTCCGGAACACCCCCTCCCGGTAAAAGAGGAAGGAGTCGTCCCAGTGGGGGTGGATGCCCCGGTACACGGCGGCGGGCGTACCGTGACGCAGTACGTCCATGGCGCGCAGCACGGAGGGGATGCACCAGTGCGCCGTCACCGTATCGTTGTCCGGCAGCGGGTAGCGCACGTTGGAGAGGAAGAGCCTCGGCGTCACCAGGTACTCCGCCCCGGTTTCAAGGGCCAGCTTCCCGAAGATGAGGTCTTCCGCCCCTGTGAGCGGCACGTCCGGCCTGGCGGCAATCTCCTCCACCACCGCGCGGGAGAGGAAGTAGCCCGCCCCGCCGCTGGGGGCTTTCCGCTCGCCCAGCAGGGCATCCCCGATCAGCCCGTACCGGGAGTCCGCCAGTTCAGGCAGCCGGGAAAGGTCCAGGTATGTGTCGTCGTCGCACTTGAAAATCCAGTCAAAGTCGTAGTGCTCAAGTCCGTAGCGGAAGAAGGCCAGCACCTTGGCCGGAAGCCCGTTGTACGTGTCCGGGGCGTCCAGCCCTACGGTATCGCCCCGTTTCCTCTTCCGCCGCTTCGCCGCCGATGAAGAACAGGCACTCCACGCCCTCCTGCGGGTGCCGGAGCCAGGAGTCCCGCACGGCGTTGCGCCGTTCCTCCAGCCCCTGGCCGGAACAGATGCCCACCAGGATGGAAACTTTCTTCTTCTCGTTCATAAGCTCGTTTCGTGTCATTGAGGGGGAACCCAAGGTTTCGGATGTAGGGACTCGCTACCCTCCTGTCCCTATTCGGGCAGCTTCGCCATCGCGTCGAACACTTCCTCCCAACTGGCGGACGACGCTTCCAAGCCGCCGAGTTCCAGGCCGCGCTCCCGCGCCGCCTCCGCCATGTCGTCGCGCCAGTGCGGCTCGTATGCCATCCGGGAGGCGTAGTAGATAAAGTCCCTCTCATGGTCGCAGAGCCAGCCGGTCCTGCCGTGTTCCACCATCTGCCGCCACCCGCCCCGGTTATCGACAATCAGCACGCTGCCGGAGGCCATCGCCTCAAAGCCCACGCGCGGCCAGTTCTCCGTCGTGTCCGTGGGTTGCAGCACGATCTTGCAGTGCTTGTAAAATTCCTGCTGGGAAACTTCCGTCTGGTCCCGCGCCGTTCTGATCCAGTCGTAGGGCTTGCCGATCTTCTCCTCGCTCCGGTGGTCGAACCCCAGGAAGAGGCCGCGCTTGGGCACCGGGGAGACGAAGTATTCATAGATTTGCAGCGTGTTCCGGGCGAACTTGTCCGCGTCCTGGCGGGAAATCCGTCCGCACCCGAAGTACTCTTCCTCCCTCCCCCGGACGAACGGGAAGGCGTCGCTGTGGAAGTACGGCTTAAACGTCATGAACCGGACGGACGGGTCCGCGTTCAGTCCTTGCAGGAGGGGCATGTTCTTCTGCCTCACTTCCTCGTTCTGGTAGAGAAACATGGCAATCAGCCCTTCCTTCATCAATTCCTTCTCCTTGTCGAAGAGCCATGTCATGCAGTTCACAAAGACGGTGCGCTTCGTATGTTTCCGGATCTCCGGGATGGCGTCCAGAAACTCGCTGTTGCAGAACCCCATCACCGGGTCGCCCGGCTCCAGAGCCGTCCAGTCGTCCGCCGCGTGGATGACCACCCCCAGCCGCAGCAGTTCCACATAAAGGCCTTCCGGGTAGAAACCGTCCCCGGTCGGGATGAGGTGGACCTCCATCCCCATCTTCCGCCACACGATCATCTGGTGGTGCAGCTCCGTCCCCGCCCCGCCGTAAAGCGACGGGAACCCATGCACGAAAATCCTTTTTAACGCCCTGCTCATGGTTGATCAGGCTCTCACCTTACCACATCCTCCACGCGCCGCCAAGAATCCTCTACATTTTTTCCCTTCCTGGCGCAAAAAAACCAGCCGATCCCGTTGTCCGAGATGGCATTGTTCGCTCTACCACAGGATGTCCGTGCCCTTGGCAAGGCCCTTGTAAGGAGAGGGATGTTCCTCCACTTCATCCTGCCGCCAGCCGAGTTGTTTTGAGATATAACCGGCTTCGTGCGCTTCGCTGAAGGTGCGCAAAGCATCGGCGGCGTGGGAGCAGACATCATGGAGGGGTTCCGTTTTCCGGGTGCCGTTGGCTCCGGGATGGACGGGCATGTTGGAATGTGTTATCAGTATAAGAACAACTATTTTTTGTGATGAGCTATATACCGTGTCAGCCAAGCCCCCTTATGGAGAATGCCAAGGGAAGTATTCGAATAGGAATAGAAGATTATTTTCTGGCGAAAGACAAGCATGACCGGGATAAGAAATTCCGCATGATTTCCGCGCTCAGAAATATCTATGCCGGGATTCTAATCATGTTCAAGGAACGGCTTTTGAGACTGTCTACAGACAGGTGTCTCATCTTTCTGGAATCGGACAAGGAATCAAACAAGGCATGGCTGAATGAGAAAATACTGAATAAAAAGGCAAAAACCGTCAATGTCCATGAGATTAAAAAATTATTCAAAAAATTTCATGTGGATTATCAGAAAAAGTATTTGGATCAACTCAATCAGGCACGAAATGAATTGGAACATTTCAGCGCGGATGTTTCCGATGATTATCTGGAAGAGCTTTTGGTGAAAGCTCATCGTATTATTTTAAATTTCATTAACGGATTTGAAGATGAGACCATTGAAAACTGGATAGACAGAGATCAGTGGAAAAAGATTGAGCAATCCTACCAACTCGTTCAGGAAGAAAAAAAGAGGATAGAAGAGGAGTATAAGAATTTTTGTTTTTTCCCAGAACAATTAGAAGCGAGAATGAAACATTCGTTATGTCCTAATTGTTTTTCTTCCTTATTGAGTCCGACTGGAAAGAAGGATGATCCGGTTATGGAATGCCGTTATTGCAAAAAGAAATATTCTCCGATAGAAATAATCCAGAGTGAGCATGATGAGCACTACAATATCAAGAACGGCGGTGATCCTACTTTAGGGATATGCCCTCAATGCGATGAAGAAACGCTGGAAGAAGACGGCGATGAAATGATTTTCAAATGCGACAACTGTGGATATGAACAATCTAATTGTTGCGAGTGTTGTGGTTCTTCAATTCCCATTGAAGAAGTTAGCGAAGATGATAATTATTGTGGTCCTTGTCGTATTATGTTGAATAAAGATGATTGATTATAATTTTTATTATTTTTTAATTACCAGAGTATGTCCGTGCCCTTGGCAAGGCCCTTGTAAGGAGAGGGACGTTCCTCCACTTCATCCTGCCGCCAGCCGAGTTGTTTTGAGATATAACCGGCTTCGTGCGCTTCGCTGAAGGTGCGCAAAGCATCGGCGGCGTGGGAGCAGACATCATGGAGGGGTTCCGTTTTCCGGGTGCCGTTGGCTCCGGGAGGGGCGGTTTTGTAATTGGAGAGGGCGCTGACGCCGGAGAGGTAGCCTTCCTTGATGCCCTCGACATTCGTTTTCTCCGAGCATCTGGCGTGGATGACGGCGTGGCGCAGGAGGCGGCGGGCGGCGTCAATGGAGGCCCAGCGGTCCCGGGTACAAGGGATGCGGAGGCAGGAAAACCCGGCGCGCTCCAGGGAGGCGAGGAAGGAGGTGCCGCCAGGAACGCGGTTTTCACAGTCGTGGGGAAGGAGGCAGTCCCGGATGTGGTAGCCGTCCCGGGCTTCGCGTTTGTGGATTTCAGCGATGTACCAGTCCAGTGTCAGGCCGTTGGCGGTGATGTTGTCCAGGAAGTAGAATTTGCCGTCCGATCCGGGCTGGATGATCCAGATGGACATGAAGTCCGCCACCCCGATGTCCCACGCGGCATAGACGGGCAAGAAGGTGTCCACCTCAAACTCCGCCGTGAGGCGGCCCAGTTCCCGGAGGCGGTTGATTTGACTTCCGAAAATGGTGCCTGCCGCGATGGGGTTGAGCGCTTCATCCGGAACGGTGGGGTATTCCTGGCGCATGAGCCAGCCCTGGGTGCGGGCCATGGATTCATACCAGGCTTTCTGTTCATCATCGAGAATGATGTTGTAATCCTTTTCCAGGGATTTGAAGTATTTCTGCATTTCCCGGTCGCCGGAGGGCTTGCAGCCTTCCAACCGGTATTCATGCTGACGAATCCAGGAGAAGAAGAAGAAACGGAAGTCCAGAGGAGAGAGGGGCTTGCCTACCATGTCCATGGCGGCCACCGTGAGAGAGTAGTTGAGGCCGTATTGTCCGCCTTCGTGGGTGGATTCCTTGATGATGATGCCGGTTTTGGAGATAGTGTTGAAGCCGCCGGTCATGATTTCCGAGGCCTTTTTGGGATCGTGGGCGGCAATGGCTCCCAGTTCCGAGATATGGAGAATTTGAAGGGTTCCGCCACGCAGGGAGGTGGCGGCATAGACAGTGGAGCCGTTCGGGAATTTGACATCGGACTGGGTGAAGGCCGCCCCTTTCATCTCGTCCTTGATCAGGGAGCCGATGAAGGCGATGAGGCGGTCCCGTTCCGTGGGGTTTTCCGGAAGGTAGTCCAGGTGGTCGAAAGCGAAGTGCATCTTGTCCATCTTCTTTTCCGCCTCCGGGCGGGTGCGGTCGATGACGCCGCAGGTGATGTTGGGGGTGAAGAGGGCGGCGTCCAGCTCCAGGATGGCAGCAAAGGTGGAGATGCCAAGCTGGCGCACTTTCAGGATGTCGTTGCGGTAGTGGAGCTTGTCGTAGAGTTCTTCCTGCGCCCAATTCATGCAGAAACGCTGGAGCAGCCCCTCCTTGTCAATGATCCAGTAGAGGTTGTTGAGACGCCACTTGCGGTCATCGAGCAGCGTCTTGATTTCCTGGTACTGTTCCGGAGTCAGTTCCATGAGCGAGGAGAGGAAGGATACGGGAGGCGGACAGGCGGTTATCAGCCCTGGAGGGCGAGAAGGCGCAGGGGGCGGTCCCCACGGACGCGGAGGCCGACGACGGTTTCGTAATCCCAGTGGCCGGAGGTGATGAGGTTGTTCCAGCCGGTAGGGAGCATCCTGTCGTTGCGGTCCAGCTTGTCCCAGCGCACACCGTCGCAGGAGACTTCCACGCCGTCCACCAGCGTTTCCCCGGCCAGGCAGACCTGGACGGTGGCGACGGGGGCTTTCTGCACTTTGGCCTCTACGGAGGTAAGGGCGTTGGTGACGAGGGTGGAGGTGTAGTCCTCCCGGTCATGGTCCACATATACGTCATCGTCCCGGATGACTTCGAGATACCGCCCCTCTTCCCGGTCTACGGCCAGGAAGAGGGAGTCGCTGTCCGTACCGTTGGGGAGAGAGACGACGGAGGTGATTTTCCCCGCAGTCTCATACCTGTGCCAGCAGTGGACTTCGTGCATGGAGTTGTAGGTCATCAGGGCCAGCGTCCCGTCTTTCAAAGTGAAGACGGCGCGGGCTTCCGGCTTGCGCAGGATGGTTCCCCCGGTGACGCCGCCGCCCTGCGCGAGGATGTGATCGGCAAAGACGGTGAGATCCCGCGAGACGTAGGAGTCTGACTGGAAATCATAGCCGTATTGATACAGGCGGCCTCCTCCGCGTTCGCAGTAGAGGACTTTGTCCACGGCCATGATGGCCGGAACAGGGGCGCTGCCGACGTAACCGTGGTTTTCCACCCGGACGGTAGCGTGCGTCAGGGAGGCGGCGTTGCCCGAAGAGATGATGTATTCCGCGTCCGCCGTGCCCAGCAGCAGGCGGAAGGAGTGGGCCATGAGCCAGCAGATACCGTTCTGGGAGGTGGTGGAGAGGGTGAGGGCCAGGGCGCTGTCATCCTGCGTGCCGGTGTCAAAGTTGTTGAGGTCGTCCGTTTTTGACATCCAGAGGGATTGCGGCTGGGCGGCGGTGGAAGCGAAGACGAGCCGCTGGCCGAAGATTTCCGCGAGGATGGGGTAGCCGTAGGCGGGGCGGAAAGCGCACCAGCTCCAGTCGATCACCTCCCTCCGCCCGGTGAAGCCGTTCTTGATGGGGCTGACGTACTGCCAGCCGGAGGTGACGGGAACGTCCGTGTCTTCGTCCATAGTTTCCGTGTATTTCAGAAGCATGTCGTGCTTGTAGGAGGAGACGACGAGCTTGTTGGAGCAGGTGTCGTCCGGGAACCCGTTTTCCAGGGAGTCATCCACGTATTTGCTGCGGGTTAGGAAGAGGCGCACATGGCATTCCTCCCCGGATTCCGTACCGGTGATGAGCGTATTGCTGGCAGCGCCCAGGCGGGAGAAGGAGGAGCCGCGCGTTTCCCATTCCCGGTCCAGGCCGGGGCCGTCATAGGAACGGCGGACCTCGTAGGAGCCGTACCAGCCGCCGGAACAGTAGAATTCCCAGTTGCCCTTGCACGGCAGGGCATCCCCGATGGGTAGGCCCCTGACGAAGTGGCCGGGGTAGTCGGCAGGTGAAACGGCCCCTTCCACGTAGTCGTCCGCACCGGAGAAGGCGCGGATGCAGGTGAAGTATTCCCAGTAGCCGGATTTGAGGACGAGTTTTTCGTTCTTGGTGTAGTTGCGTTCCGAGAGGCCGGAGATGGGGGTAAGGGAATCGAATCCGTCCGTGCTTTCCGCTTTCAAAAAGTTGTCCGGGTAGTTTTCCGGAGCGTTGAGTCCATTAATGAAGCTGCCCGCCTCCAGGTCCTTGATGCAGACGTAGTAGGCTAAACTGGAGTCTCCTCGCAGGGCGAGCCTGGCGCCGGAGGCGAAGGAGGAGGTAGGGGAGAGGAGTTCCGTTTTGCGGACTCCGGCCAGCAGGGAGGAACGGTAGGAGAAGGCTTCCTGTTGTTCTGTGTAGAAGGAGGCGCGCAGGATGTCTCCGCTTTCCATGGAGCGTTCCGCGTCCGGGAGGGAGTCCGGCAGGACGACGGAATAGGAGCCGTCCGCCTGGGTGAGGATGAGAACGGGATCATCCCGGTAGCCGGTGTGCCGCCAGGGGTGGGCCTTGAAGGAGAAGGGCTCAAACTTCCATTGGCTGTTTTCCCGTTTCAGGACATGCGGAGGGCATGCCGGATGGGTGAAGAGGAGGAGGTTGTTGACCTGCTTCCAGCGCAGGGATTCCACCTCTCCGAATTCAGCGTCAAACCGGGCCAGTTCCTCGCCGGAGTCCGGAGAGAGGACGCGCAGGGCATCCCCTGAGACTTCAATGAGGAAGCGTTCGTTGCCGGAGTTGGAGTAGATGTAGGGGGCGAGGCGGGAATGTTCCCAGGCCTCCGCGAAGGGAAGCATGCCCCTGCGGCGTCGGATGCCTCCCATCTGGGAAACGTCCCAGTTGATGAGGGTGGAGGCGCCCCGGTGGAAGGCGTCCAGATCGGAGCGCTGGAGGAGTTCCGGGGAGAGTTCCCCGGCGTTGAAGGAGATGCGTTTCATCCCCCCAGCATGGGGGCTGCCTAGTTCCGGGGGGAGGGGTCATGTCATGCAGGGGGTGGTGTGCGTGATGTGAAGGGGGGAAGAGAAGAGTTAACGGAATTAGAATTTTTGGGTTTGATTCCGGTAGTTTTTACTTGATGAATACTGAGACTGTTATACGCTCAAGGATATGAGCGTAAGCCATGTTGAGAATAATAGTTAGGTTCTCGGCTGTCGCTCAATAAACGATAACTGTTGATTATAGTATGAAAAACAACGACCCTCTATCTCTAAATAATACAAAAAATAGATATAATAATATTAAAGAGATATGGCCTGATAGTGATTTGTGGCATAAATATACTCATTCCTGCATTGAAAAATTTATTAATGATGCTTCAAAAAATTATCTGAAAAATAGAAAAAGCATATTAAATTTAGGTTCTGGCGGTAATAATCATTGTTTCAATGAAAATAATGTTATGCATGTCGATATTGCTGAAGATAAAATAAAGGCATGTAAAAATTATTTAGTATCCGATATTCAAAAAATAAATATAAACAATCGTAAATTTGATGTAATTTTATGTGTTGGAAGTGTCGTTAATTACTGTGATCCATCATTGGTCATAAAAGAGGCAAAGAGGTTATGTAATAAAAATGGAATTTTTATACTTGAATTTGAATCAAGCAGATCATTTGAATTTTTATTCTCAAAATATTATGCTCAAAGTGCCACTGTAGTATCCAGTTTTTATCAAAATGAAGAAGAAAAAATATGGGTATATTCTGAATCATATATAAATAATATATTGAAAGAAAACAATTTCAATATATTAAATAAAACATATTTTCATATACTAACTCCATTAATTTACTTTTTTACTAAAAAAAGTAATTTTTCAAGTAAATTTTCTAAAGTTGATAATATAGCTAAGCATATTCCATTTATTAGAAAATATGCTTGCAATATTATTCTTTTAGCTTCCAGTGTTTAATCTCTTTAAATAATGCAGGAATAGTAGAAAATATTGTTTGATCACGCATGAGACACCCAATTGTAATATAAGTAAAGAGAGCAAGCAAAATAGGCATTATAATGATAACAAGAATACCAACATGGTGATTATTTCCAAAAAAGTTAGAATCCATTAATATTAATGACACAGCACTAAAAATATAAACAACAAATGATATGATTATCGTGCTTTTTTGTGGCAATGCAGGAAGCACTCCATCTCCTAACGAGATAAAAGAAGAGGAGCTTCCATCCAAATCAATTTTTTCTTTACCTTTTAAAAAAGTACTTAGATTATCACGCTCTTTACACAAATATTGAAAATATTCATTATATTGATCTTCTTTTAAAAAATCTTTGTACCAAAATGCATAATGATCAAAAAATATTGTATCAAGTATACATTTGATAGATTCAACTGATATAGAATTAATAGTAGCATTATTTGGGCATAATACGAGAAAACTATCTAATTCAGTTTCACGGTTATTAATTCCTAACTCGGGTTGCTTATAAGGAATTTTTACTATACAAAAACCTAATTCTTTAACTAATCTTAGTAATGAATTTCCATAACAGCTATCGTTGAATATAGGAATTTCGGCGATGAAATAAGATATCTCATAGTCATCATTTATAATAAAATAGTCCCTTATTTGATGAACAAATTCATAAAAAGCTCTCCCTCTATAATCTTTCATTATCGCAATGTAATCAATAAAAATAAATCTACATTTTGAAAAATAAACAACTTGCGAATAACCTATTAATTCATTATTTAAGTATAAAGCAAATATTATAAATTTATTTTTACTTTTATTATTATAATTATCGATCCAATACGTAATTTCACGAGGTGATGTTAGTATTCTCATATCTATACTCTCCGTATAAATATGAAGAGCTTTATTGAAATCCAAGTCTTTACTGCCAGAAAGAACTCTTATAGTATAGGAAGCTTTCATAGTATTCAT